CCTAGTACATTTACAGATGCTACTGATTCGACCAGCACAAGCACAGGGTCGGTTGTTATTTCTGGTGGATTAGGTGTAGCCAAAAACTTATACGTAGGTGGAAACTTAATTGTATCCGGCACTACAACTACTATTAACACAGCTAATTTAAACATTGCCGATAATCTTATAACTTTAAACAGCGATTTTACCAGCGGTACACCTACTGAAAATGCAGGTATTGAAGTTAAACGTGGCGCACAAGCTACCACTGCAATTCGTTGGTTAGAAAATGGAACCAGCGGTAAGTGGCAAATTACCAATGACGGAACAAACTATTACGATATCCGTTTTGGTTCAGCAACTATCAGTTTGAGTACAGAAACATCTGGAAATTATGTGGCCGCAGTATCCGCAGGAACAGGTATTACAATTAGCGGTAGCGGAGCAAGCAATGCTACTGTTACTGTTACTAACGCAGGTGTAACCAGCAACGTAGCAGGTACAGGTATTAGCGTAAGTGGAGCAACTGGCGCTGTTACAATTACCAACACAGGCGTAACTAGTATATCTGCTACAAGTCCAATTGTGGCCAGTGCCAGCACAGGCGGTGTTGCACTAAGCCACGCAAACAGCGGTGCTGTTAGTGGAACATACGGAGCTGGTAATGCTATTCCAGTTATTGCAGTTAACGCTACTGGACATATTACAAGTCTAAGTACAACGACATTAAGCGCACTACAAACAGTACAAGCAGTCGATAGTGATAGTGGATATTCATGGAGCTCAACTGGAACCAGCGCAGTTGGAACTAACCTCCGTGTAGTCAGCGGTACTGGTATTGACGTTGACGTAGATACTGCTAACGTTGCTTTACGTGTAACTAACACTGACAAGGGTAGCAGTCAAAGTATTTTTAAAAATATTGCGGATAGTGGCGGCACAGTACAATTCAGTGCAGGATCAAACAGCGACAATCTAAGATTTGCAGGAGGCGGCATTGCTAGTGTAAGTTTTAATAGTACCAATAAGTCAGTAACTATTACAGCAACAGAAGCAGATACATTAAGTAGCGTAACTGGCCGCGGCAATAGTACAGGTAGTGCAATCAGTATTACTAATACAACAGGTAGCTCAGGTACAACTACTGGTGCTTTAGTAGTCAGTGGCGGTATTGGAGCAGGCTATAGTAACTTTGCTGGCCTAGGCACAACTGCAAAAATTACACCGCGTATGACAGGTGTGTCATTGGCCTCAGGCAACAGTAGTCAACTTGAAATTAACAACGCAGGTAGCGGAGCATGTAACATCAGTTTCCATAGAGAAGGCGTATACGGTGCTCACTTTGGTTTAGACACCGATAACTGGTTCAGCACATATGGCTGGAGTGCAGGCTCTGGTTATACAGCTATGCGCCACGGTGAACTAGATGTTCGTGGCGGCATTACTGCTACAGGCGAAGTTACTGCTTATTCGGATGTTAGACTAAAAGAAAATATTCAGTTAATTCCAGATGCTCTAAACAAAGTCCTTCAACTTCGTGGTGTAACATTTACTCGTATTGACACTAAAACACATGGCACTGGTGTAATTGCTCAGGAAGTACAAAAGGTATTACCAGAAGCAGTTAAGGTTGGACATGAAGATGATATTCTAACTGTTAACTACGGAAGCATGGTAGGTCTATTGATTGAAAGTATCAAAGACCTTAAAGCAGAACTAGATGCTGTAAAAGCAGAATTAGCAGAATTACGCGGCCAGTGATCGGCAAGCTACAAACTTGCCTTTCCAGCGTTTTAACTTCGGCATCCAATATAAAGCCGCTGGCTCGTATTCTTCATATTGGGAATAATATTGACACCTGCTCATGTCTAAGTCACAGGCACGAATTAAACTTTCTCTGAAGTCGTGATCATAAATTAGTTGCTTTGATACTGCTGTAGGATTTTCTATATTAAAGCAATGAGATACTTCAAAGTACCATCTTTGAACATAACTGACATTGTCCCGGTAAAGTCGATTAAGATAAGGATTAAAAAATTGTTTAGACCAACAATGAAGAAGATCTATACTTCTAAATTCGACTAGTTTATACTGCGGCTGAGCGGGCGGCGTAATAGGGAATGGTATTACTTTCGCTGTCATAATCTTTTGTTCTTATATGTTTGATCATTGCATCTAATTTGTTTCTAAAACTTTTACTCAGCAATAAATTTCTAGCACCCTGATGCAATGGTTTGGGCCATTGACCTAAATTAATCCAGCAGTAACCTGCACTTTCGTGATTAATATTTGGAATGAATTCTTCTTGAACTACACAACAAAAACTGTCATAAACAAATCCGCCGTCTTTGCTTTTATATTGATGCAATGGATATACTTTGATTAAGTCGGGAACAAAACCAACTTCTTCTTGAATTTCTCTCATTAGTGTTTGAATGGGTCGCTCACCTTTTTCTCTTTTACCGCCCCATAGGCTCCATGTTAAAGGAAAACTAGAATCTGTACTACGCAACTGCATTAACACTCTGTTAGTGTCTATGCTATAAAAGATTGCACCAGTTGCGCTAATAGTTTTCACAAATACAGTCTCCAGTAACCTTCTTTATAAATGCCTTGATAAACATCGATCCATTCGCCGCCAACCCATTTGTATTTTAACATTGTGTTAGCATTAGTAACAATATTTAGTTCCTGTTCTGTTTGACTGTTAAATGCAACATACCAGTTAGTTCCATTGAACTCGATGATATCATTGGCCTTAGCTCCTACATTATTCCACTGAGGAATATTAGGAGTATCTGCAACTAACAAGTAACGTTGTCCTATAGCCGCGTTAGGCAAATTACCAGTACCGGGTGCATTTTTACTAGGATCAATAATACCATTGACTAAGTCTAGTGTGTCGTTTGGCATAGTATTTTGGTCAATAGTAAAATGTAGTCTAGTAGGATCACTGTCATAGGCTATAGTGCCAATGATATCTGTATCTTTGAATCCTGGATTTGGAGATTCGCTGGGCCTTAGTCTAAGTTGACTAACTCCAGGACGAAGTTCTCCGTACGGTTTAATTTCGTTTAACCATTCTAAGCCAACATTTTGTCCTGTGCTGTTTAACAGATATACTTTATTGCCTTCTACTTCTATTTTGCGATTTTCATAAGTCAATACCAGATATGATTTAGTAGTTGGTTCGTCGGTGGTAAAAGTTTCTGGAAAAGTATCTAAATCATATCCGCTAGTAGCAGTTTGAATGCTACCTATAATGTTATAGATAAGAACTTGACGTTTAACTTTAGCAGGAGGATTGATCCAAATTGGCATTATAAAAGTTACTGTAGCAAAATCTAGTTGCTCGTCATTGCCTACTGGTAAACTACGATTACTCCATTGCACATTAGTCATTTCAACGTAAGTTAAAGCACTCCAATCAAACACGTTTCCGCTACTGCGAATATTAACACCAGGATTAAATGCCACTGCCAATTGCTCTAAGATCTGCATTTTTTGGTCAGTATTACTGGTACAAATGTCGCAAACAACTTCTAAATCATAAGGTACTGGCATATAGCGTTCAACTGTATAAGTGTCACCGGTACTGCTTTCATATACTCCGAGATTTTTATTGTAAGTTTTTTCGTAGACTTGTACTTTGTCTTGATAAGTAGGATTGTTTCTGCGAGCCGAATTCATACTAAATGATTGAATATGAACACTGATCATGGGCACAGTATTCAATGCATTTTCACTGTTATTGGACAATATATGTGCTACCATTCGACTAGTGTCACCGTAACGCACAGGAACTCGTTGAAAAATTTCTGTGCCATTTTTATCTACACCCATGCGAACACTTAGTCCTGCAAACAGGCGCATAAATTGTTCTAGATATCTTTTTATCTGCTGATCATAAAAAAACTGTTGCATTAGTTGTCCGCCTTAGGTTTTCTACTGGTAACAATCTTACTAAGGGCTTGTCTTTCTTCAAACTCGCGTTTGCCAATGGCTGTAAGATTTTCGTTATTAATAAATCCACCGGCATTAATTGTTTTACTGGTCCATGTACTAGTATCAATATTGTCGTACATTCTATGCCAGCGTTTACCTCTGAATTGGAATAAACGATGCGGTTTAAAGTCATTGCGAATATACAAGTCACCTTGATTAGGATCTAACGGAAAGCTGTCGCCAATGGGCACCGGTTGGCCAGGCTCCCATCCAGGAGTTTCATCTGCATAGTTTACTAAATGCTGAGTCAATGGAGTTACTGTCGGACTATTAGATTCCGCTTCAGCAACAATAGCATCTGTAATATCCAATAAAGTGTTTAGTGTTCCTTGATTAGCAGTAATACTATCGGGATCATTAGGATCGCCTAAAATTTGTTTGTATTCTTGACTGTCTGTTAACGGTACACATTTAACACGCCAAATATGCGGCCACCAAGTAGGACTATATCCCTCTTGACCTTTGGCCGCATCTTGCACAACGTAAAACTTACGCATAGGCGCTTTGGTAGTATCTAATGCTGTATCATCAATTTGATGTGGTAGCTCTAGTACATCACCTGCCATGAGTTTTCTGCCCATGCGAGCTATCATGTCGTTGATATGAAAAGTAATAAAAATTGTATCAGTTTGTAAAAATAATCCAAACTGGCTAAGGTCAAAATCAGCATCGCTTACTTGGTAAACACCCCTAAGCTCATAGATATCCTGTTCATACTTGCGGTCCCTGTTTTCCATGAAAATAACGTCTTGAATAGTAATTTCAGGGATGTCTTTGTTTTTTATCTTTTGATCGCTGACATCGGGGCCCAAGTACTTGTGTACATAAACACCAGTACCACCTATTTCAAACTGATTTTTTACGGCACTATCAATGAAATAATAGTCCTTACTTTTATAGTTTCTCCAAAGCGATAAACGTGCCATTTCTTGTCCTAATAGCAATATTTACCTAAATTGACTTTAATAAAAGTATGCGTTATAATAGCAAAATGGAAATCAATACCAGCTTAGATTGGGCCAGCGTAAGTGCAAAATTGCGAGAAAACGCTAGTGCAGTCGGATCCGATCCAAAATTTAACAAAATGTTAAAACATTTGGATGACCTTGTGCGTGTAATAAGTAATTTGGAAGTTGAAATCCGTAGAACCAAAAAAATCCCGTCAAACTATCACAGTTTAGTATCCAAAATTAACGAAGAAATTGCCGAAGTAGAAATGATACTAATGCTAGCGGCACTTTACAAGTAATTGACAAAAACTTATTTTGACTATATAATACTACTTTTACCGGAGACCTGAATGGCAACTCGTAAGTCTGTAGACCCTAATACCAAACATTTTCCAAAACAAGTTCATGCTAGAACAGGAGAAGCCAAATTTGTAGGCGACGAACCAGTATGGCACGAAATGCCCTTTAATCGTCAATCCGGATTGCTACGAGCATTAAATTGGTATAATTATAACTGCGACAGCAAACAGGCCAACGAATTTGTCTATCAGTTTCTAGCGCAATATCCTAAGCGCAAAAAACAAGCAGATTATTTTAAAGCCAACGGCAGTATTCCTACTACGTTCGGCTGGCTAGCCCGTATGATTCGTATGGGTTGGAAACCTACGCTGACTGAGTCAAAACGACTAGTTAAAGCAATTTCTGCCGCTACCCCCGAGACAGTTAAAAAAGTAGAAAAGAAAACTGAAGTAGAAACTTACAAGCCCAATATTCAAGACCGCTTGCGAGAAATGATGCACGAATGTGCAGGAGACATTGAAGGTGGCATTGATGACTTTGTGCTCAGCGGTTGTAAAGAAGATAACATTAGGGCATTTGCTATTTTAAAACAGCACAATTTGCCACAGGTCCAGGCAAATAAAATGCTGACTATGTTTACTCCTAGAATTGCTGAAATTGCAGAAACTCTCGAAGGCAAAGACAAACAACTAGTAGAAGGCTACAGTAACTTTACTAAGGTACAGCTCAAGGCCCTGCTTAAAGCCTACGGACTAATTGTTAAAGATATTGAAAGTTACGTCAATACCAAAAAAGTAACAAGAAAGCCTCGCTTGGCCAAGCCCAAGAGCGCGGAAAAACTCACAGCTAAAATTAAGTTCAAGAAAGAAGATACTGCACTTAAGGTAGTATCGGCACAGCCAACCCAAATTATTGGGGCCAGCGAAGTATGGGTATTCAATACCAAAACACGGAAACTAGGTGTATACGTAGCAGACAGCATCACGGGGCCGTTGGGAGTCAAAGGTACTAGCATTACTGGTTTTGATACAGCTTCTAGCATTCAAAAAACTATGCGTAAGCCCGTAGAACAAGTTAAGGAGTTTATGGGTATGACCAAAGCCGGTGCTAGAAAATGGCTTAAAGGTGTACGTAGCGTAGACACAAAACTTAACGGCAGAATGAACGAAGATATTCTAATTCTCCGCGCATTCAAGTAACGACTCCAAGAGCTATAAATAGTCAATAAGGACTATATTATGGCTCAAAGAGATAAAGTAATTGACGAATTAGAACGCCGTTTAGGCGGTAGCATGGTCGACGTTGAACTAGACCGAGAAGACTATGATTTGTGTATAGATAAAGCTCTCTCAAAATTTCGTCAACGTTCCAGCCGAGCAGTGGAAGAAGCTTATCTTGTTTTAGATTTAGAACAAGGTAAAAGCGAATATATTTTACCTACTGAAGTTATGGAAGTAAGGGTAATATATCGAAGGGTTGCGGGTGGCTTGGCCACAGCAGGACAAGATATCGAGCCTTTTGAAGCTGGCTTTTTGAATACATATTTGCTTAACAGCGCACGAGCCGGCGGCCTTTTAACTTTCGAACTTTACAGTCAATATCGAGAACTAGTAGGACGTATGTTTGGCGCCCATGTTATTTTTAATTGGTACCCACAGCGCCATACCTTACTAATTCATAGAAATATTAGAGCAGACGACAGCGTAATTTTACATGTTTATATGCATCGTCCAGAAGAATATTTGCTAGACGATCCATACGGTGCTCCATGGATCAAAGACTATGCACTTGCACATTGTAAAATGATATTAGGACAAGCTCGTAGTAAATTTGCACAAGTTGCTGGACCCGGCGGTGGCACCACACTTAACGGCGATGCACTAAAAACCGAAGCTCAAGCCGAAATCGAAAAGTTAGAAACCGAACTAACCCAATACATCGAAGGCGGAACACCATATACATTTATTATTGGTTAAACTTGTTCTTGTAGGAAATTGACCCCGGTGCTAAAATATATTATTCATACTGGGGTTTTTTATGATTATCGGAATTTGCGGTTTTATTGGTAGCGGTAAAGATACTATTGCAGATTATCTAGTTAACACACACGAATTCAGACGAGAAAGTTTTGCTAACACTCTTAAAGATGCAGTTAGTTCTGTGTTTAACTGGGATAGGACGTTATTAGAAGGACGAACTAAACAGGCCCGTGAATGGAGAGAACAGCCCGACGAATGGTGGAGTAAACGTCTAGGACGAGAAATTACACCCAGGTGGGTATTACAGTACTGGGGCACAGAAGTTTGCCGTAAAAGTTTTCATGACGACATTTGGATTGCTAGTTTAGAAAATAAAATTAGACAGAGCCAAGACAATGTTGTTATCACCGACTGTAGATTCCCTAACGAAATTAAAAGTATAAAATCTGCTGGCGGATATATAGTTAGAGTAAAAAGAGGCGAAGAACCCGAGTGGTACGATGCGGCCCTTAGCTACAACAAAGGCGAATGGTCAAATATGACTTGGGCTCTGAGCAGGGGTAGATTACAGCAATTAAACGTTCATGCCAGCGAATATTCTTGGGTTGGTACGGAGTTTGATTTTGTGTTTGATAACAACTCGACGCTAAGTAGTTTATACGATCAAGTAGAATTAGCCCTAGATACGATGCAGGCATAATTCTAAAAAACCTATGTTTAGCTAAATAACCCGGTTTTCCGCTAGGTAGCGATAAATATTTGGACATCCAAGTATTTGGACCTAAATAGAGGAAAACACAATATGGCAACATTAGTTTCTCCAGGCGTAGCGGTAAGTGTTATTGACGAAAGTGCGTATGCAAGCGCAGGTCAAGGAACAGTTCCACTTATTATCCTGGCTACAGCGGAAAATAAATCGGTACCTGGCGGAACAGGACTAGCCGCAAAAACACTTAAGAGTGCGGCAGCACAACCTGTACTTTTAACTAGTCAACGCGAACTAGCGCAATTATTCGGCGCCCCAGAATTCAAGAGTTTAAATGGCACACCATTGCATGGTAGTGAATTAAACGAATATGGTCTATTAGCAACTTACAGCTATTTAGGTCTAGCAAACCGTGCTTATGTATTACGTGCAGACGTAGACCTAGCACAATTAGAAGCTACAGCAACTGAACCCGCAGGATTACCAGCTAACGGCACTTACTGGTTAGACACAGCCGATACAGTTTGGGGCCTATTCGAAGCGTCTGATGACAAATGGATAGCAAAAGACATTACAGTATTCGGCGCAGGCCAAGTTACAAATAACAATGTACCTTTAAGCAACTTAGGGGTAAACGGTGACTATGGTGTTGTAGTAACTACCACAGCCAACAACTATTTTAAGAAAATCAACGGTGCATGGTTTGACGTTAACAGCGGTGCCCTAACAACTGCTAGAGGCATTTTCACAACAGTTACCGTTGCTCCTCACTATAATGTTCCTAGTGCAGCCAATGAAGGTGATGTATGGTTTAAAACTACAACACCTAACAAAGGTTTCTCTCCAGCAGTTAAGCGTTACAGTAGCACTACTGGTCAGTTTGCCAGTGTGCCTGTTAGCGTTTATGACAATGACAATGCAGCCGAAACAGCATTTGGTACAGGATTACAAACAGGTAGTGTTTATGCTAGATCTACAGCAAACAATGCTCAGTTTGAACTACGTCGTTATAGTGCCGGTGTATGGGATACACTAGTATACGAAGCAAAAGCTACAGAACCAGTTGGCCCAACAGCAGACGGCACACTATGGTATAATACTGAACTAGTAGCTGACATTTATGTTAAAGCCAATGGCCAGTGGAGAAGCGTTGTTCAAAATGGTAATAGTGTAACTATTGATACAGCTGAACCAGAAAATGCACAAGTAGCTGACATTTGGGTTGATACTAACGATTTAGAAAACTATCCACAAATTAAAGTATATGATGGTAGTGCATGGCAATTGCGTAACAATGCTGACCAAACAACTCCTGATGGTGTAGTATTTGCTGACTTAACAGCTACTCCTGCTGACAATAGCATGATGGGCTTTGGAGCAACTCCATACAGCGAAGAAGATACACCAGATCCATTAACACATCCAGATGGCATGTTACTATGGAACAGCATGGTATCTACTTATAATGTTAAACAGTACAATGCAGCCGAAGGTCAATGGCATACTGTCAGTGGTAACATTAGCGCAGGTCCTAAGGCCGGCGCACCTTACATGGGACGTAAAGCACAACGTCAAGTTGTAGTACGTGCTATGCAAAAAGCTATTACTGAGAACCAACAGATCCGTGAAGAAACAATGGCATTTACATTGATTGCGGCTCCTGGCTATCCTGAATTGTTAGATGAAATGTTAACATTAAATGTTGACCGTAAAGAAACAGCATTTGTTATCTGCGACAGTCCATTGAGATTAGGACCTGATGCATCGGGTTGGGTTGAATGGGTAAACGGTACTAATGCTGGAACAAACGGCGAAGACGGTATTGTTACTAAATCTAGCGAAGCCGCTGTGTACTATCCAAGTGTATTGACCACAGACTTGAACGGTTATGATGTAGTTGCTCCTGCTAGCCATGCAGTATTGCGTACCTATGCTTACAACGACAGCATTAGTTATCCATGGTTCGCCCCAGCTGGTCTAACACGCGGTGTTGTAACTAACTGTTCTAACTTTGGTTATATCAACGGTGAAGGCGAGTTTATGCCATTGGCACTAAACAACGGCCAACGTGATACATTGTATGCTAACAAGATTAACCCAATGGTTAACTTCCCTGGTACAGGCCTAGTAATATTTGGTCAAAAGACTCTAAGTCCTATTGCCAGCGCACTAGATCGCATTAATGTAGCCCGCTTAGTTGCTTACTTGCGTGAACGTTTTGATCCACTAGCTCGTCCGTTTATCTTTGAACCTAACGACACAGCTACAAGAGCAAACGTTAAAACTCTGTTTGATGGCTTCTTAGGAGACATTTTAACCAAGCGTGGTGTCTATGACTTCTTAGTAGTCTGCGATACAACAAATAACACCCCATCACGTATTGATGCTAATGAACTATGGATTGATATTGCAATTGAGCCTACCAAGGCCGCTGAATTTATCTATATCCCAGTACGTATCGTTAATACAGGCGCATTATCATAAAAGCAAAACCCGTGGGATGGGAAGAAGCCTAGCAATAGGCATTAAAAGCCAGGAGAAATCCTGGCTTTTTCTATATGTACATAATTTTCTGCTGAGGTTTTGGCTAAATAAATGTATGTCCGTAAAGGAGTTATTATAACATGGCACAATTATCAAAATTCGGAGTTCCTGGTGGCGATTCACCTCTCCTAATGCCCAAGCTAAAATATAGATTTCGTGTAGTCTTTATTGGTGCAGGTAATGGCTTAATGCCAGGCGCAAACACATTTACTAGTCAAATCGTAAGTGTCGGTCGTCCACAACTACAGCACCAAGCAGTTGAACTAGACGTTTACAACAGTAAAATCTATGTAGCCGGTAAGCACACATGGAGCCCAATTAGCATTACTGTTCGTGATGATGTCAGCAACAGCGTAACTAGTTTAATCTCTGCACAGTTAGGTCGTCAGATGGATCACGCAAATCAAAGCGGTCCATTAGCAGGCGCTAACTATAAATTTGGTTTGTTAATTCAAAGTCTAGACGGCAGTCAAGACGATGTAACTGGCGTAATCGATACATGGAGCTTAAACGGTTGCTTCTTGCAAGACGTTCAGTTTGGCGACATGGACTACAGTTCTAGTGATGCTATGACGATTCAGATGACTGTTCAGTACGATGCCGCAGACTATCAGATTGGTAACGCAGTTGTTCCAAATCTACCTGGTCAGCTAGGCGAACTAGGCTTAGGCCCATCGCTACGTACTACAGGTTCTTCTGCAACAAATGGCTGATTTTGAGCTTAAACAGGATCCTCACTACGCATTTGGTTATTATATTCCGGGGAATAACAAACCCCCGGAATCCCGTGACAAAGACCTTGCTACAACCAACTGGGTTAAATTTAGTAGGATTCCTAGACTTAAACATAACTGGACAGTTGGCTTTGAGCTAAGTCCGGGTGCTACTCAGCTTTTGTCTAAAAAAATAGGATCAGATAGAGTTGATCAATTATTAAGTGAATTAACTCTTAGAGCGCAAAGTGTAGACTTGCCAACTTGGAATATAACTACACAAACTTTAAATCAATATAATAAACAGAGACACGTTCATACTCGTGTTGATTGGCAACAAGTACAAGTAAAATTCCTCGATACTGTTGACAATGCCTTTCAAGCGTTGTTGACGGCCTACATGGAATATTATTTCCCTAACAACTTTAATGATGTTGGCTTCAATGCCATGCAACCAGATCAACTTAAATTAGGTTTTAAAGGCGAATACGGTTTAGCCAGTATCAATGATGCAAATAATAACTTCTTTATCACTATGGTTGTTAATAGGGAGTACGGTGGTTGGGTCGACCAAACATTATTGATCAATCCTAAGATTACAGCAGTACAACACGATACATTAGACTATACAGATGCTGGAAGTACACTTACTTGGACTATTACACTACAGTATGAGTCAGTGGTATTTCGTCCTTCTACAGAACACGAAGATCAAAAGAAATATAGTTCTGCTAATAGCGCGGCCAACGAACAAGGCGGAGAAATGCCAGATGTCAGTAACGACGATCCTAGCGGCTTCCCTCCCGAAGATGAATGGCCCGATGATCCAGAACCAGGCCTGACTGAACAAGAGCCCGGATGGACCACTGGTGGCGCCGGCGATCTTATAACAGGTCCAACTCCTATTCAAGCTCGTGCAGCCGCGGCGATAGCACAAACTACTGCTACTGTTATAGCAGGAACAGCGGCAGTAGCTGGAGTTATAAGTCCAGGTGGCGCAGTAACAACTCCTAATTTAGGTAATAAACCTCCTGCAAACTTAGCAGAACAAATAGGCGACAAGTTAAGTCAGTTAAACAAAAATATTACACAACAAGGCGGTCAATTCTTAGATAAAATAAGTGGCGGAAATATTGGAGTAGGTAAAGCTATTAATCCCACTACTATAGCAGGAGCATTGAGCTTGGTAGCTATGGTCAAACGAAACGGCGTACAAGGCATTATTAAGAATCCAGTTGCGGCCGCTGGAATCGCTGTAGCAGTAGCAAAACAACTACCTGCACTAGGTGGCACTAAACTTGGCGGCGGCAATTCATTCGGCGGACTAACCGACGGCAAAATTAATAAACAAGCAAGCGTATATGAACAGGCCGCGTTAGACTTAGCGGCGGCTTCAGGGAAAAACGTTAGTTCTATAACTAACATGGCTAATCTAAGTTCATTGCAAAAATTTATAAAGTTAGGTTGATATGTTAACTACAATAGCTGGCGACAATCCACAAAATTATGCTATTAATCAGCAAACTTATGATTTGGTTGTAGCGAATTTAGAAAGAAAAGGAATTACTGCTCCGATGGCCAGAGTATTGGCTTACGAAATTTTGCTTATTTCTAAAATTACAGAACAGCCTTACAATGCAATATTATCTAAGATTTCATCAAACGGATTGAATATAGACCAAGAATTTATTGACCAGCTGAATTTATTACGCGGCGCCGGCAACAAATTAGGAGTCGAGAATTTAGCTAAGACTAATAAGTTTATTTCTCGTGCAATAGTCTAATGGCATCAAATTATAGACAGGGAAGATATACTGTACTAAACCCAGACAAGTATATCGGCAACAGTACGCCAAAATATCGTAGTGGTTGGGAATTGACGTTTATGCGATTTTGCGATAACCATCCGGGGGTTATCAATTGGGCCAGTGAAAGTTTGCGTATACCTTATATAAATCCCTTTACAGGTAAACAAACATTTTATGTTCCTGACTTTGTTATAATGTATCAAAATAAACAAGGTCAAAAAATGACAGAAGTAATTGAAGTTAAACCTCGTGGACAAGCCAGATTAGAAGAAGCACGTAGTCAACAACAAAAGGCGGCAGTGGTATTAAATATGGCTAAGTGGGAAGCCTGCAAAGCGTGGTGTAAAAAACACGGTGCAGTTTTCAGAGTAGTCACAGAGGAAGACATTTACAACAGAATGGGACAGAAGAAAAAATGACACGTAAATTAGAAGAATTGTTTGGGTTGCCACCCAATGATTCTACAATTAATCAGCAAGATCCGGAATGGGATCTTGCAAATCAAGATGCAGACGTTGAAAAAGAAGTAACAGGTACCGACGTTGTGCCACCGGAACAATTGAAAGCAACTTTAGATTTAGCTGAAAAAATTGAACGTGCATTGCCTCAAGTTAGAGATGTTGATAGCACCGACGCCGACTTAGACGAATATGCTAAAAAAGCCATGGAAACTTATGATAGGCTAGTTGATTTGGGGATGAATGTAGATGACAGAAATGCAGGCATGATATTCGATGTTGCCAGTAAAATGATGTCAAACGCAATTACAGCCAAAAACAGCAAACTAGATGCAAAATTACGCAGAATTGAACTACAGCTAAAAGCCAGCAAGTTGCAGTTAGACAAAGACAAGTTTCAAAGCGGCAAAACCCCAGGTGCAGGGGATATAGTAGAAGGCGAAGGCTATATAGTAACAGATCGAAATGCCCTACTTCAAGGCATAGTTAATAAAATCAAAAACGATAAATAACACATCGGAGACTATGCAATGAAGACCCTATTAGAATACATAGAAGCTAACCAAAAAGATTATAAAATTCGCTTAAAATTTGCTTTTGAGCCCAGTAAAGATCAAATGGCAACCTTAGAGCGTCACCTTAAAAAGTATGACGTTAAAGACGTTAGTAATGTAGCACGACTAATGCTACAAAGCCAACCAACAGATTTTCCCGACTATAAAGGATACGAAATTTATTTGGTAGATGCAGTAACAGCATTGCCTGTTAGTTATGATTCTTTAAAGCAAGAAATTTGTGATTTATTATGTGTAGATCCTAGTCAAATTAAAGTACGTAATCCTGACGCTCCACGTGAAGAAGAAGTAGACCAAGAAGAAGCCAAAGAAGAAGAGTATGTACCTAGACTAACAGATGAAAAATATTCTGAAATAGAACAAACAAAAACAAAGCCTGCATTTGGCGATGACTTTAATGCAAGTTTTCTAAAAGACTTAGCTGGGCAAAAGCGCAAGCAAGAGTTTGCTAAACGTCCCGACGTTAAACCTTCTAAGCCTCTCAAAGCAGAGAAATCCTTAAGTCCGATCAGCGGAAGAAATACTATCCCTGATCCAATGAAGATAGGAAAATAAACCATGGCATTTAAAGATAACAAAACAGTAGGCGAAGAAGTATCTAACATCCTACGTCTAGCTAAAGTAAAGTTCAATGAATCCGCACTAAAAGAATGCGGTATGGATTGGCAAGCTCCTTTAGATCAACAACAAGAAGATCGTTACAATCTAACAATCACAACCAAAGACAAAACTGTTACAGTTAATACAACCAATCCCGAAGACATTATTCATTTAATGAAGCTAGGCGGTATGGATGTTGGCAGTCATACAGTTGCCCCAGCACCAGTTGCTGATATTGGATTTGGCTCAGGAGAACTAACAGGCCTAGGACTTCCAGGCATGTCCGGAGAACCAGCAGCCGAAGGTATCCCTGTACAGATTGATGTATTAAGTGACATGGGTGACGAAGAAGGCGAAGAAGAGCACGGCGACATGGATATGGGCAGTGACGAAGAAGGTGACGAAGGCGATGAAGAAGCCGAAGACGATGAAGATGAAATGAAAGAAGAGTCTGCTGACTGGGCCAATACCCCTGCAGGCTCTGATGGCCAGCAACGCAGTCATGGCGATATCGCTGATCAAAGTGCGGCTGGCACAGGCGAAGGCAACAAAACTTATGGACAAAATAAGGCCCCAGGTCAAGGAGACAATCCATTGGCCTATGAATCAATGATGGAAAGTTATAAACAATTCAAGGCAGAAAGTGCAGATATGGATAAGATCCCTGCATACATTAGAAAAGCTAAAGGCAAAAGTCAAGAAGTAGCACAAAAAGAAATAGATAAACTAAACGACAAGTCTGGTGCCAAAGTTTGGAGCAGTCCTCGTTTACCAAAAGGCAAAACTAACGAAGCAGACATGGAAGAAGGCAACGAATTCTCCGGTGAATTAGCGAAAGCTAAAGCCAGCGGTAAAGAAGAGTTCGAAGTCGACGGCAAAAAGTATAAAGTCAAAGAAGCGGCCAAGCCCGACTTCCTAGACGTTGATAAAGATGGCGACAAAAAAGAACCAATGAAAAAAGCAGCCAAAGACATGAAGGCTCCTCAGGCAAAAGTAAGTCAACATAGTCTATTGAAGCCGACAGGCAAATCAAAGAATGGGCTCTCAGGACAAGTTCCCCAGGACAAAGAAGAAGATAAGAAAACTAACGAATCAGCAGAACAATTGGCATACATGCGTAAACTAGCAGGCTTAAAGTAAATTAACTAAAACATGGAAAAGGTGCTCAGCACCTTTTCTTATCTGTGAAAAAGGTTAAATACTTACATAATGGCACACCTTCAAGAAAATATATTAGTCAAAAAACCTTATCAACAAGAACAGTACACGCACGAACAAATCGAAGAACTTATTAAGTGCGCCAATGATCCTGTGTACTTTTTGACTACACATGCATACATTCAACACCCCACAAAAGGTCGTGTTAAATTTGATTTATTTGACTATCAAGTAGAGCTAATTAACTGTTATCACGAAAATCGTTACAGCATTAATATGCTGGGACGTCAAATGGGTAAGTCAACTTGTGCTGGCGGCTACTTATTATGGTTTGCAATGTTTAAACCAGACAGTACGATTTTAATCGCCGCACACAAACATACTGGCAGTCAGGAAATTATGCAACGTATTCGTTTCATGTATGAAAGTTTGCCTAATTATCTGAGGGCTGGTGCAACTAGTTATAACAAAGGCAGTATTGAATTTGACAATGGTAGCCGTATTGTCAGTGCCACAACAACAGAAAATACCGGTCGTGGTATGTCATTGACACTAGTTTACTTAGACGAGTTTGCATTCGTACCACCACGCATTGCCAGCGAATTTTGGACTTCGTTGAGCCCTACACTAAGCACCGGCGGTAAGTGTATTATTACCAGTACCCCAAACCAAGACGACGACCAATTTGCACAAATTTGGCGCCAAGCCTGCAAAACAACCGACGAGTACGGCAACGATACTGGCATTGGTGCTAACGGTTTTAAAAGCATTAAATTTATATGGAATGCACATCCAGAGCGAGATCAAGCATGGGCCGACGCAGAACGTTCTAAGATTGGAGAAGAGCGTTTCCGTCGTGAACATTTATGCGAGTTTGTTGTCTACGACGAAACTCTTATTAACAGTCTTAAATTGTTTACTATGTACGGTGAGGATCCTTTGCTTAAAGCAGGACAAGTACGCTATTATAAAAACATAGATTCTAGTTGCAGTTATATACTAGGATGGGATCCTAGTTTAGGCACAGGCGGCGATAATGCAGCCATACAAGTTATTGAGTTACCTACAATGTTACAGGTAGCAGAATGGCAACATAATAAAACAGATATCAGAGGACAGTTGCGAATAGTTCAAAGTATTCTTGGCTATATAGACCACGAAGTTAAGAAAAGCAGTAAAAAATCAGAAATATTTTGGAGTGTAGAAAACAATACACTGGGCGAAGCCGCGCTAATGGCTATTAGTGAATTTGGGGAAGAAACTATTGCTGGAACATTTGTCAGCGAACCCGGTAACAAGCGCAGAGGTTTTACTACTACAAACAAAAGCAAAATTGCGGCTTGTGCTAAATTAAAACATTGGATCGAAAGCGACAAATTAATACCCAAAAGCAAAAACCTAGTCAGGGAGTTAAAAACATTTGTTGCTAAAGGAGCTAGTTTTGAAGCTAAAGAAGGAGAAACAGACGATTTAGTAAGTGCTCTATTATTAACAACTAGAGTAATTCAATATCTAAGTAATTATGATGAAAAATTGTTTAATGCTTTAACTGATAAATCTGGGCTAAATCCAGACATAATTATGCCCATGCCAATTGGTGTCCTTTAAGATAAATAAAAGCATGACTGTAAATTACAAAAACGTTAGTAAAAGAATATTTGATCTGTTAACAGGCACAGATCGCAAGTTTATTATGGGCGACGATTCTGCAAAGAAAACTCTAAACCCAAATGAAGCAGTGAGATTTTATGTTGAGGATTTACATTCTTTAATTTTTGTAGATCAAGCCAATGGAAAAGTCGAGCTAAGTGCTAGCAATCACGCTGATCCAGATGCAATCGACCAGTTAAAAAATGCTGTGAAAAATACAGCTGAACATTATATGCTAGGTTTTACAGTTAAAAACTTCGGCAAAAAATTAGAACCTAAGAATTTTGCATTTATGAACGTTGAACAAGTAGATGAAAGTTTTAGCCCTATGTCAGGCACTAGTCGTAGCAGTTATCAAAATACAGGTTCTGCACGACTAATAATTAGACACAGTAAACCAGTCAACGAAGAAATTCGTGGCTCACGTAGTCGCAGTATCAAAGCAATTTACATTGAAAATGCAATAGGCGAACGTTTTCAATTTCCTATGCGCTGGCTAACTGGCGCACGTAGTATGGCCCGCCATATTGCTGAAGGCGGCTACCCGCACGATGAACGTGGGCAAATGATTTTAGGCCTATGCGAACAATACGCTAGTTTGCGTAAGTTTGTACGACATGCTAACGGTCAAGGTTTTATTAACGAAGAAACCAGCGACCTAGTTGAAATGGCCAATACACGCAGTGAAGAAATTCTACGTGCTATTCGAACAAATAATTTTGAAGCTATTAAATATCAACCTGTTCAATTAAGCGAAACAGATGATGTCAGTGAAATTACAAATAAATTTACTAGACATACAGTTAGTCAAGCAGTTGAAAGTGCGGCTCCTTTCCTTTACAGCATGGTAAAAGAAAGAGAACAAGTAGAAGTCAGCCAAAAAGCGTTAAGGGACCTAGTAGATTTAGTGGACAGTAAACCAAAATTTGACATTAGGGATTTGGATGAACATGATCCAGATAATCCAATTAATTTGACATTTACTGACCACGATGCTAAACTTAAACACTTGGCACGTTACATCAGTGATCACTTAGCAGACACTGAAGAAAAGAATGTAATCGATTCGGCAGCTGAACACTATGTTAGTATGGACACTGACAGCAAGAATCAATTTCATGACGCAATTAGAAATCTGATTAGAAAATCTAAAAGCGTAAATAAAGAACACGTGGAAACACGTAGTTTGGATGAATCAGTTTTTGATTTGGTACGCGGCATAAGCCAAAAGTATTCGGTAAAATCTGTTTTAACCAAATAAAAAATAACTTGACTTACATTGAGTAGGACAGTTATAATCGTGAGACTTACATAAAGTAAGCCTCTCTAGGCAAACAATGGCACATTAAGGAGAAAAATTATGGCATCATTGGCAGACATTCGCGCAAGACTTCTTCAAGAAGAAAGCAAATCTAAAGGCAACAGCCGAGGCGGTATGGATAATGCAATTTATCCGTTCTGGAACATCCCAGAAGGTTCGACCGCAACACTTCGTTTCTTACCAGATTTAGACGAAAGCAACACATTCTTTTGGCGTGAGCGTCAAATGATTCGTATTGGCTTTGCTGGTATCAAAGGCGGAGAAACAAACAAGCAAGTAACTGTAACTGTACCTTGTGTTGAAATGTGGAACGAAACTTGTCCGGTTCATGCGGCAATTCGCCCATGGTTCAAAGACAAGCGTATGGAAGAAACAGCACGTAAGTATTGGAAAAAGCGTAGTTACTTGTTCCAAGGTTTTGTTGTTAACAGCCCGTTGGCTGAAGACAGCTTGCCTGACAATCCAATTCGACGTTTTGTCATCAACTCTAGTATTTTCAACATTATCAAGACCGCGCTAATGGATCCTGAAATGGTTGAACTTCCTACAGACTATGTGCAAGGTACAGACTTCCGCCTTGCCAAAACTACTAAAGGTCAATACGCAGACTACAGCACTAGCTCGTGGGCACGTAAAGAACGTAGCTTGAATGAAACCGAACTAGGCGCTATCGCGCAGTTTGGTTTGTACAACTTAAACGACTTTATGCCCAAGAAGCCAACCGCAGAAGAACTAAATGCTATCTATGAAATGTTTGAAGCATCTGTTGAAGGCGAGCTATACGATCCAAGTCGTTGGGCTAATTTCTATAAGCCCGCAGGCTTTAGTACTGGTAGCGGAACTACTGCTAACACAGACGACATGGATGAAGATACACCAGTAGTAGCTAGCCGTCCTGCTCCTGCTCCGATGGCACCTGCACCTGCACCACAAGCACCAGTTGAAACTGCCAGCGTAACTACCGGCGGCACTGGTAAGCCCAGTGTAGACGATCTCTTAAACATGATTCGTAGTCGTAAACAGGCTTAATAACAAGGGCTTCGGCCCTTGTTTGACTTATGTTTAAAAAACGATTACTAGCTAAAAGCAGAGAGTATCCAATGACACTACCAGACGAACGATATCGTGCTGTGATGTGGGCCGAAAGATTCTTAAGAGAACTTGCCCACGATAGAACAAAATATCCTCGTATATCAAAAGCTGTGCGCCGAGAAGCATATAGTATTCTGAGGCATTATCCAAGCAGTTGGGATATGCAAAGAGCATCAACTGCCGCTCCGGAAGTATTTCAAGAGCGTATGGAACCAGTGACCAGGATGTTTATGGTATACGACAAAGAACAAAAGGAAGAACAAAATGGCGAACAAGAAAACCTCAGTGAAAAAAATCAGTGACAAGTTGAAAAAAGTCAGCGACTCGTTTACGATCAATATGTACGACAACGGCTATATGCTGGAAATCGGCGGTCGAAATCAAAATGATGATTGGGCTAATGCAAAAATTTTAGTTGGAACTATCGAAGAACTAACTGCATTAATTCAAGAAGCTAGCGAAATGGAAAGGGACTAATATGACTAAACCATTTGATGTTAGTAAGTTTAGAAAAACAATTACTAAGAGTATTGAAGGTCTTAGCATTGGTTTTAACGATCCTACAGATTGGATCAGCACAGGCAACTATGCATTGAACTATCTTGTAAGTGGCGATTTCCATAGAGGAATTCCATTGGGTAAGGTAACTGTGTTTGCTGGAGAAAGTGGCGCTGGCAAAAGTTTTATCTGTTCAGGTAACTTAGTGCGTCACGCACAAGAGCAAGGCATTTTTGTAGTTTTAATTGATACAGAAAACGCACTAGATGAAGCATGGTTACATGCACTAGGTGTTGATACAAACGAAAGCAAACTGCTTAAATTGAACATGGCTATGATTGATGATGTGGCTAAAATGATTAGTGAGTTTGTAAAAGAATATAGAACATTGCCCGAAGACGATAGGCCAAAAGTTCTTTTTGTATTAGACAGCTTGGGTATGTTATTGACGCCCACAGATGTTAATCAATTTGAAGCAGGCGATATGAAAGGTGACATGGGCCGTAAGCCTAAGGCGCTGACAGCACTTGTTCGTAACTGTGTTAACATGTTTGGTAGTTTAAATCTTGGATTGGTTGCTACTAACCACACCTACGCAAGCCAGGACATGTTTGACCCAGATGATAAAATCTCAGGTGGTCAAGGATTTATCTATGCCAGCTCGATTGTTGTTGCTATGCGTAAACTTAAACTCAAAGAAGATGACGACGGCAATAAAATTTCAGAAGTGCGAGGTATTCGTGCGGCATGTAAGATTATGAAAACACGGTATGCCAAGCCGTTTGAAAGTGTTCAAGTTAAGATTCCTTACGAGTCGGGCATGAACCCTTACAGTGGTTTGGTAGATATGTTTGAAGAAAAAGGCCTTTTAAAGAAAGAAGGCAACAGCTTGGTCTATACTACCATAGACGGAGAAATCATCAAACAGTTCCGCAAAGCATGGGAAAGAAATGACAATCAAAGCCTTGACAAAGTTATGCAAGACTTTACACTACGTAGCTTAAACGCACCTGAAATAAATAGCGAGCAAACTACTGTAGAGGAATAATTGTTATGCACGATCCAGATTTTCTAGTAAATCTTTGGCTTACACTAAAGCCTTATATCCAAAAAAAGGAAGCTCTCGAAGCAGCCGTATCTATGCTTAGAACGGCGGAAGAATTCGGTGATGTCGAAAGTATCAGCGCCGATATGCGAGGCCAAGACAATACACTAGATTCTGCATTAAATGAGCTTTACGACTATAGCGATCCTGCCGACGAGTATGAAGACGAGGATGGCTTTGAAAGTGACCTTGCTGACTACGACGACTACGACGAAGACGAATAATGTCAACTTGGTTTAACACAGTCACACAAGATTTAGCTCAGATAGCAAACTGTATAGAGTACTACGAAGCCGAAATTATTGCCGCAAAAAGCGATATTAGGCTTCGTGGTAACGTCGAAATAGCTAGCAGAGAAATGCCGGGAATCTTTGAGCATAGGTTTAATCAGCTACAGGATATTGAAGCTATTCTAGAACATCTTAATATTGATTTACGTAAATTACGCAGTGATAAATTTAAGAAGTTTATTGAACACTATAACAGAGCACTAACCAGCAGAGACGCTGAAAAGTACGTGGACGGCGATCCTGAAGTAGTAAGCCTAAGCAAATTGATCAATGAATTTGCACTATTACGCAACAAGTTTTTGGGTGTAATCAAAGGCTTAGATACTAAGCAATGGCAAATTACTAATATTGTCAAACTCAGAGTTGCTGGCATGGAAGATGCTACCCTAGGCTAATAAAATCAGCTAAATAGCTGATTACGGGGTTTTCCATGAATTTACGCAAATACATTGATATTATCAACGAAGCATCTAAGTCTCCGGACTTATCAGATATCGATCCTGAGTTACAGGACGTAGCAGAATATGTTGTTAGCCATGATATTAGCCAAAACGTTATGGCTAGTATGGTTCAGTATCTAACTAAGATGGTACAAGCTGACCAGCAAGCTGATCAGCAACAAGTAGATCAACCCGACCAAGAACCTGTAGAACCAGAAGTAGTGCCTAGTCCAGAACCAGCAGAAGAGCCAGCTGTAAAAGAAGCCGAAGAAGCAGAAGCTGATCAAGGTACTAAAATGCAATTTCTCAGTCTGTTGAGTCAAGTTGACCCTAACAGAAAAGACCAAATTTGGGCCTACATGAACAAAGAGCAAATTGAAGATTATATTGTTCCAGCTTTAATAGAAAAAGATATTAATAGAGAAGATGATCATCAGCGCATAGTTAGTTTGTTCGTTGAAGCTCCTGGTTCGTTAGAAGACAAGGTTGCTCTTGCAATGAAATTAGATACTACTGGGGAACGTCCTAACACTGGCGGCGGCATTATCAATACTAAGAAACTTACCACACAAGGTAAGGGTAGTATTAATGATTTAATTAATGTTAAGAAAACTCCTTTAATTGATTACATTAAAGAACGTTTGATTAGAATGCGTGTGTATCCAAGTACAACATCTGCCGCAACTGGCGACGGCGAAGCGTTCTTTTTGATTTTAGGTGCTGGTATTAGTAAGCGAGGCAAAGGTGACTTAAACGTTGCTAATATGAATAAAAAAGACAAGCTACACAATCCAAGTCCTTTAGAAATTAACGGTAAAGAAGTTGAAGTTAAAGCTCTGGGCGCACGCCTTAAAGGCTTTGGTGGTAAGGGTACTTACGGTGACGGTGCTTCTTATTACAAAACATTCAATCAAGATCTTATTAATATCATTGGCCAGGAAGGTAACAATTATCTAGGTCAATTATTACCAGGATCAAAAGCCACTGGCGGTTGGGGCAACGGTAAAAACCCATTACACTTTGGATTACAAAACCTTCATGCACTATCAACCGTACTAAAAGAATTCTCAAAGAAAAATGGTGCTACACCTAAAGACGTTAGAGCTATGTTCTTAGGAATGATCAAACATGTCTATCCTAAAATTGAACCAGACATGTACAACGACTTATTAAAAACTATTGACAAGTTTGGTAGTTTTAACGTCGAGGAGTTCCGCAAGCAATGGTTCTTAATGACCTACAAGTATTATATGGAAACCAGCAGAGACGATACTGGGCAGACCTATGATGGTATCTTGTTTATTCACCAAGGTGATTTTACTTACTCTTATATCAAAGGCCCCGAAGCAATGAGTGAACAATGGGGCGATTTTGAATTAAGTACAACATTGTATAACTGGACCGATACGCAAAGTGTTGCTCCGAAAATTACCTACGGTAAAGAAGACAGACCTAGCAAGAAGCCTAAGAAATCAGCCAAGACAGGATCTCCTACAAAAGATCTAGCACCAGAGTTAGCCAAAACTACAGCGGCCCGGACTAAAAAAGCTCCAGTGGCCATGACTCGAACACTAAAGTAATTGACAGAAAACCATACTTGTACTACAATGCAAGTATGGCTACATTTACTCAATCCAAAACAAAATTGGTTTCGTTAAAGCAAGGCGAACCCGATTTTTTCTTTTCTGACGACAATATCAAACTAGTGCCCAGGGCTAGCGTTGAAATTCCCGCAGGAACCCCTTCACACGTTGTTAGTCAAATTGAATACTATGTTAGTCGCGGATATATAAGATCTGTGGCCTATATGACAGAGCAAGAATATTTGATGTCCAAACTTGCTAAACCCTATTGACCTTTAATGCTTAATAAGCTATAATTTGCTATCACTTCCTATGAAAGGATATATTATGCTTGAAGCATTAGAAGTTCGCAAAGCCAAAAACGGTGTTATCGTTGTTGTTAACACTGAAGACGGGCAAGAGGAATTTGTGTTTGACAATCAACGCAAAGCACTTCGATTTATTAAAATTGTAATTGAAACAGATAAAGTTCCTGAAAAGGCTTAATATGAAATTACTAGATGTTGTTACTGCGGCTAATGGTCGAGTATCAGGCGGAGATCCGTATCTATGGAACAGTTTTGGACCCAATGCACAATACATGGAGTTCAGGGATGCCAATGGTGATGGTTTTGCTCACTGCATTTATGACACTAATAATTATGAAGTTTATCAAGTCCATCTAGAAATCCCCGACCAAGACGTTGCACTATTATGGAACAATCCCAAGTATGTGCAACAGTACCTCGATGAGTGTAAAGATCGAGAAATGGATCCTTATATTGCATGGGATGCTGTTAAATATCAGGTTGTTGACTACGGCGACCTTATGCTAAAATATTTGGCCGATGCGGCCGAAAGAAACTACAATAACTTTCCGTTGACCATGGAAATGCCGGGTACGTTGGGTAGTGCTCGCATTGCTATGACCAATAGTTCATGACATCGGTACTTACTTTTTCTTTTATATTTTTATTATTTCTAATCAGCAGTTTGGCTTTTAGAAATACTGATCTCCGGGCTCGTTGGTCTTTGGCCAAAGTTTTCGGATTCAGCATAGCATGTGCTTCGCTGGCTACTATAGCCATGTTGTTGTTTGTAATATTTTATTAAGTCAATGATAGAACTAACTCTTTATCCTACCGGCGCCCCGTTACTGGTCAATTCCAAACACATAGTTGCAGTCAGGGAAAACCCTGCCGATGACCAAGAACAGCCTAATAGGATAATTTATATCAATCACATGATTGACAGAAACTATACTATCTTTTATGTGTTCGATACTTACGAGGATATTAAAAGAAAACTGAATGGAAAAACATGACTATTGATGATGTTGTTGTACTAGCTGGAATGTTAATTTTATTTCAGCTCAAGCATTGGCTTATTGACTTTGTTATGCAGTCTGATGCACAGATAAAAAACAAGGGCATTTACGGAGACTTAACCGGTATTAGTCATAGTTTTGAACATGCCTTAGGTACTGCTCTAGTACTATTGGTCTTTATTAAAGAATATCCTATACTTTTAATTTTTGTTGCTTTGCTGGACGGAGTTTTGCACTATCATATCGATTGGGCTAAATCAAATTGGGGGAACCGAGACATAAGTACAAAACAATTTTGGAGTCATTTAGGCTTAGACCAAATGGCTCATCAAGTTTGTTATGTATTGTACGTTACAGGACTACTTTTAGTATGATACAAAATTATTCGAATCCAGGCCTAATACATTTTGCCGGACAAAGTCAACAAGAGCTAGAACTTAAAAAAGAGTCTTATATGCAAAATACTTCTTATACAGTAAAATGGGACTTGCCTAATTTTGACACAATACGCAATAAGTGGACTATCAAAGGCTACGTTAATCCACCGGTTGACAATAAATCCAATTAATTGTATAATTAGCCTATTGCAACGGAGAACACTGATGCTACGATGGATTGGTATTATTGCTATTATATGGTTCCTATTCCATTTTGGTATAGCCCAGGCTTTGTTGCTATGGATTGCGGCTTTAGGCACGGCAATTTTTGGTTGACAATTAATTCAATTAATTGTATAATATACACATACTAAGAAAGCAGGGAAAAACCCCGCCAAAACCCCAAAAAACGTGGTATTGACAATAAATCCAATTTATTGTATAATACTTGTATAGAAACTACTGCAAGAGGATCAAAAATGGCTGTATACGTTACTATTAAAAACGGCGAGTACCGCAAGTATACTGTAATGAACCGTACCCTGCGTATGGTTCAGGACTATCGCGAAGCTAGCAAAGGTGGCTATGTCACTGTTATTGCTGATGACTTTTTTGGCGAATACGAAGGCAAGCAGATTCGCGTGAAAGTTTCTAGTCGCAAGGACTATGAAATCGCTGAAGGTCAAAACGAACTGGCAGGTGCTATTGCAGGCACTAGCAAAGAATCCAAAGTTGAAGAAAGCGAAGAAGCGGCTATTGCTCGCATCCGTGACCGCTTTGAAATTCTCAACGAAATGACACAGGCCTCTGTTGATGGTACTGTTCGTGCTATGATTGTTAGTGGCCCTCCCGGTGTTGGTAAATCCTTTGGTGTTGAACGTGTTCTTGAACAGAACGCTCTGTTTGACAAGATCGCCAACAAACGTGCTCGTTTCGAAGTTGTCAAGGGCGCAATGAGTGCTATTGGTCTGTACTGCAAACTGTTCAGCTTCGCTGACAGCGGCAACGTGCTGGTGTTTGACGACTGTGACAGCATCCTGCTGGACGACCTGTCGCTGAACATTTTGAAGGCCGCACTTGACAGTGGTAGCAAACGTACTATTTCTTGGAACACTGACAGCTCCATGTTGCGTCGTGAAGGCGTGCCGGATCGCTTCGAGTTCAAAGGTACTGTAATCTTTATTACTAACATCAAGTTCGAGCACGTTCGTAGCCAAAAGCTCAAGGATCACTTGGACGCACTGGAAAGCCGTTGTCACTATCTGGACCTGACGCTGGATACTCCCCGCGACAAGCTTCTGCGTATCAAGCAGATCATCCAAGATGGTATGCTGGACAAGTATGATTTTACTGACGACGAGAAGGCTCGTGTTATTGACTGGGTGTGGGCCAAGCGTGAGCAGTTGCGTGAACTGAGCCTGCGTACTGTTCTTAAGGTTGCTGACCTTGCTAAAATGAAGCCCATGGGTTGGGAACGTTTGGCAGAGATCACGGTGCTCAAGCGAGCATAACTAATCTACCTTGCAGTAGATCTTTGACCCGCTCCGGCGGGTCTTTTTTTTGACTTTGGTAAAAATAATTTGGAAAAAACTAGGTCAAAAAGCATATATACTATACTACCACTCTTGATTCTTCATTAAAGATCGTGTACACTAGCGAGTATGACAAATTGCGTAATACAGATTAAAGATGAAGTAAACGTAAAAATACATGGACTCGATCCCGGAATTCGACGGGACTTGGAAAAGAAGCTAAAGTTTTTTCAGCCTCATGCGTATCATACACCTGCATACAAGTTAGGTCGATGGGACGGATGCGTAGGCTTCTTTAGTTTATCGGGCGCCACTTATTTAAATTTACTTGATCGAATACTGCCTACTATTATCGACGAAGGCTATGCAGTAGAAATACAAGACGATAGACCAAGTCACGACTTCAAATTTGATGTTGTTACCGAAGAGTTTCATGAAGGCAAAGTGTGGCCAAAAGGGCATGTTAAAGAAGGTCAGCCTATTGAGCTTAGAGACTATCAAGTAGAGATTTGCAATAACTTTGCTAACAACTTACAATGTATCCAAGAAGTAGCAACAGGCGCCGGCAAAACTATCATGACTGCGACTATGAGCATGATGGTGGAGCCCTATGGACGCACTATTGTTATAGTGCCAAACAAAGATCTTGTTAGGCAAACAGAAGAAGATTATATTAATTTAGGATTAGATGTAGGTGTATATTTTGGAGACAAAAAAGACTTAGGCAAAACACATACTATTGCTACTTGGCAAAGTTTGATGAGCTTAGAGAAACGGTATGCTGAAGGTACCAGCGAGTTGAGCCTAGATGAATTCGCAGAAGGCATAGTAGCAGTAATAGTCGATGAAGTACATATGGCCAAAGCTGATGTGCTAAAAAAGCTATTATCGGGCTCTTTTGCCAAGTGTCCTATTCGTTGGGGATTGACTGGAACCGTACCTAAGGCAGATTATGAACAGGCTACTCTAACAGCCTGCATAGGTAATGTTATTCATTATCTAAGTGCTAGTCAATTGCAAGAGCAAGGCGTACTAGCAGAGTGTCAAGTAAACATTGTGCAGTTACAAGACACAGTAGAGTACCCAACATATCAAGAAGAACTGACCTATTTAACAACTAACGCAAAGCGAATTAACTATCTAGCTACACTGATAAAAACTATCAGTGAAAGCGGTAATGTGCTAGTACTAGTAGACAGAGTAAAGTCTGGAGAGATGCTAGTAGAGCAATTAGATGACAGTGTATTTGTCAGCGGCACAATGAACAGCAAGAACAGAAAGTCCGAATATGACGAAGTTAAAACAGCTACTAATAAGATTATTGTGGCGACTTATGGTGTGGCCGCTGTGGGTATTAATATCCCTAGGATTTTTAATTTGGTTCTGGTGGAACCCGGAAAGAGCTTTGTCAGAGTTATACAAAGCATTGGGCGAGGTATTAGGAAAGCAGAAGACAAGGACTTCGTCCAGATCTGGGATATAACTAGTACAGCAAAATTTGCCAAGCGTCACCTAACAGTTAGGAAAAAATACTACCAAGAGGCCAAGTATCCTTATGTAATAGAAAAAGTACAATATAGATGAGTAGAATTTTAACAATAGACAACGAGTTATTCGATATGAATAACTTGCCAGATGAGATAGACGATTTAAGATACGGCGTACTAGATTACAGTGATCCAAACAATGTAGATTATTTGTTTGTACCCTTAGTGTTTTTAGAAAGCTTCAATGCCCCTAGTGCAGTAATGCGTATAGGTCGTCATCAATTTCAAATGCCATTAGATTGGAGTATGATTATTGGGGAGCCAGAAATAGGAGAACCAGAAATTGTTCCGATTATGAGTTTGAACGATAGGGGTTTTAAAGCGTTTATCCTAAATCCTTTTACTGCTTACATGCCTAAGTTTGAAACAGTAGAGATTGTAAATGTCTATCCAGAGATCAAGTGGTATTTTCCTAAACTCAAATACGGACATTTATTAACTGTACCGTTATGCGAAGGACCAAATCCTCCCTGCGCTTATTTCGTCAAAGAAACACAAAAGTTACCTGAAATACTTGAACTGCATAAACTATTCTAATATAATACAATATGGCTACCGTAAAAGATCATAAGATTAATCTAACAACAATGCTAGGGGCAATGGACCGCCGCCAAGTAGATTGGTTTGATAAGTTAGACGAAGATCAAAAGAAGGAATTTGAGCCGTGGATGGCTATGCGTTTTTGTAGTAGTGCTGATGGCAGTCAAGGCATCAAAGAGCATTACTTACTATGCACTAATGATTTTGTTAATAAGAATTTCGGTGCTATTAGTCTTAAAGAACATAAAGAGTTACACTGGTTAAGTTTGCGTACAGTAGGTATAGGTAAAAGTGTTATACATCCTTTTATCAAACCACCCAAACGTGCTCCAAAAAATAAACTACAAACTTGGCTAACTGAACAGTTTCCACACCTTAGCAATGACGAAATAGATCTTATGATTTCTGTTAACACTAAAGAAGCGTTAATGGATTATGCTAGACAATTAAACCTTGACCCAAAACAAATTAAAGAATTGTTTTAATGCATCAATGTAAGTATTGTAAAAAATCATTTGCCAAAGAGTCTACACTAATGACTCATATGTGCGAGAAAAAACGTAGGAAAATGGGCGAGTATGATAAAGTTAATCGCTTGGCATTTAACATATGGTTAAAGTTTTGTAAGTTTGCCAGTCCTACAAGTAAGAAACAAAAAACATATGATGACTTTATTGACAATAGATATTACACTGGTTTTTTAAAATTTGCCAGACATTGTATGGACCTAAGTCCTTATGATTTGGAAAGTTTTGTAGACTTTATATTTCGCAATGCAGTAAAGATGGATGACTGGTGCAAGAACTATGTCTATGAAATGTATGTGAGAGAAAACAATAAAAAGGAATCTGTTGACAGAGCCGCAGAGCGTGTTATATTATTAATGCAAAACTGGAGCGAACAAACAGGCCATCCTTGGACAGAGTTCTTTGATCAAGTAAACACTAATCAAGCTACCCAGTGGATTATTACTGGTAGAATCAGTCCATGGATAATATATGGCAGTCAAGCAGGACAACGATTAGTTGATAGATTAAATGAAGAACAGTTAATGTTAGTAGCAGAAAACATAGAGCCAAAGTATTGGCAGTTTAGACTAGCACGTAACAAACAAGACACAGAGTGGATTGAACAAACTTTTAATAAGGCAGGAATATGAATTCAAATCAGTATAATAAACCTATGCCCAAACGCACACCAACACCTAAGCCAGCCATGCAGGTTGCAGTACTTAACGAAGCAGTCAAAGAAGTAACCATTGACGGCAAAAGTGTAAAGTTAGCCGACCCCAAGTATGTTAAAAAGTTAGAAACTAGGATTGAAAGACTAGAAACTAAGTTAGCTAATTTGGCTGAACAAAATCGTTGGCTTATGCAACAAGTTAAGAAAATTAAATGATTAACAGTACCGACATTGATATTGACGTAGCAGACAGAGATCAACTGCTAAAATTAGTTCCCCATGTGTCGGCAATGCAACGCGACGGAGAACGTCAGCGTAAACATAATACCGGGGTATATTTTCACCAAGCTCCTATTAATCCACTAACAGGTATGTGTAGCATCGACTATAACGAAGCCGAGCAAGTTGGTTATTTTAAGATAGACATACTTAATGTTGGACTTTATAAAAACATTACCGATCCTAATCACTTAGACAAGTTGGCTGCTCAAGAACCTATGTGGGAGTTGTTGGAGCAACCTGAAATTGTAAGCCAACTGTTTCATTTAAGCAACCACAGTGAAATTACTTGTGCGATGAAACCCAAGAGTCTAGAAGAATTAGCTATGTTGCTGGCTATCATTCGTCCAGGGAAAAGTCATTTGAGATATAAGCCATGGTCGGAGGTTCGCAGTCAAGTGTGGAACAAGCCTGAAGATGGCAGTTATTACTTTAAGAAAAGCCATAGCTTTGGATATGCAATGGCCATTGTAGTGCAGTTGAATTTAATAGTAGAGCAACTATTAAACGCTAAAACTTGATCCGCAACCGCAGGTTGTTTGGGCATTGGGATTGTTAATTACAAACTGCTTGCTCATAAAGTCGTCCAAGTAATCAATCTGTGCTCCTTCCAAATACTGAGCACTCATACTGTCTACTAAAATATCAATTCCTTCGCGACCTACATTCCAGTCATCTTCGGCTTTTTCAGTATCTAGAGCAAACCCATATTGAAATCCCGAGCATCCTCCGCCTTGTACAAATACCCTAAGACAGGTTCCAGCAGGTTCTGATACCAAAACTTCCCGGACAGCATTTATTGCAGATTCGGTGATAACTAAGTTCATTCCATTTTCCTTACTAGTTGAATTTGTCTACGTTTAATTCTCTTGGTAATAATATTGCTAAGGCTAACAGTGGGTCCGTATAAAATTTCAAAATCTTTAGGGTTAAATGTCCTTAGGCTGTAGCTAAAGACTTTAAACTTTTCGCCCAAGATTAAATTAATAGGCAACATTCGATTGCTGGCCCACCACCACTCGTCTCCCATTTCTAAAAAGCTCTGCTTATGCTCATTGCTGTGCAATAAGTTGTACATATACATAGAGACAATGGTGGAGTCTTGATTTTGTATAATACCTACGTATTCGTTCCCGCCGTACCTGCATAGGCTTAAAAATGGGAATCGATCTAGTAATTCTTGGTATTCTTCCTTCAATGTTGGCATATTTTGTATAAGTTTATCCACATCTATTTAGCAATAAATATTTTGGAAAAATTAAGGTAAATACAAGATGATTACAATATTCCAGCATGTACCACGAATTCAGGTTCTGCTAGCAACCGATCACAAAAACTATAATACGCCTATGAACGACATTAAATTACAAGCAGTCAAAGGGCTAGACAATCCTTTAGAAATTCAAATATTAAACAGCGACCGAAGGGCTGTAAAATTGCCCGGAAAAACTGTAAAAATGGTACTAAGCAAAGTTGCTGACAATAGTGTCTATTTAGAAAAAGCAATGCTAACGGTCAATGCAGATCAGGGAATTTTTCGTAGCGAACTAGCGGGAATTGAGTTAGAAGATGTTCCCGTTGGGCTAGCACAAATTGCGTTTTATGTGGAAGATCATGCAGGGAAAAAGACTCCGTTAACAAAAAATCTAGCCGGCAAATATGCAGTTGATATCAATATTGTACAAGGTCCATACACGATTCCTGTAGATGACCTTGAAGATGATTATGGTTTAGTTTCAACAGAAAATAATGCTATAGAAGATTTTGGTTCTATTACAGAACCTGTAGAACAATTAGAAGACGAGTTTAGGGATACGCTATGACCCAAAGAACAACAAAACAATTAAAATTGCGCCGCGGCAATACAGCCGAGCATTCAAATTTTGTAGGAGCAGTAGGAGAAATAACTGTTGATACAGATTTAAAAACCATTAGAGTTCATGACGGTTCTACAGCAGGCGGCTTTCCTTTAATGCGAGGTGATGCCACTATAAATTCTATACCGTGGACAAGCGTTACTAACCGCCCAACTTTGTTCAGTGGTGCTTATGCTGACTTAACTGGTAAGCCTACATTGTTCAGCGGTGATTATGCAGACTTAACTAACAAACCTACATTGTTTAGTGGTGATTATGCAGACTTAACTAATAAGCCAACTATTCCTGAAGTTCCAACAGATGTCAGCGCATTCACTAATGATTCTGAATATGTTACATCTACACAATTGTCTAATTCAACAGCCGGTCTAGTCCAATTGCTAACAAATAGCCTTGCGCTAAAAGCTAATATTAATCAAATTCCTGTAGTCCCCACCGATGTTAGTGCATTTAATAATGATGCCAACTATGCTACAGAAACGTATGTTAACAATGAAATTAATTCACTTATAAATGGTGCTCCTGGTGCGTTAAACACGTTAAACGAACTGTCATTAGCACTGTCGAACGATGAAAACTTTTCAACAACTGTTGTCAACTCTTTAGCAAACAAAGTAAACTCTGACGATCTTGCACTAGTAGCAACAACAGGTAGTTATACAGACCTAACCAATAAACCGACGGTATTGGCAATTGCTCCGCAGTGGACTGCCAATCATACATTGTTACCTGGCGGAGAAAATACACGTTATCTAGTAGGAGATGCAGTATATAACAATGGAAATATCTATGTCGCTAATTATGAAAACGAAAGCATGCCTGTTAGCGATCCTATATACTGGACAAACATTGGTACAGGAAACCGATTGAATATAGACGGTCGTGATATTCCTAACATTACTTACGACCAGTTAACTAATAAGCCAACTATACCAGCTGACGTTAGTGACTTAACTGATACAACTAACTTATTGAGTGGCGGCGGCATTAATACGGGCTATTTTAGATTTAATAATAACATTTTATATACTAATGCCGGACAAAGCATTTACATTGACCCTAGCAACGACGAAGGAGATACCGGATTTATCTTTGTGCCTGGGCCAGGCACAGCTGATATAGATCCTGTACAAATTTACAATCAATTGTCAGGCGGTGTACGAATTGGTAGTAGCGATAGTCTTTGGACATTTGGTTCAAGTGGTACATTGACATTACCAAATAACACAACTGTCGGCAACAATCTAGAAGGTACATATTCAAGTTCGTTCCTTTGTTTACCATGGGGTGTCAACGATCAAACCAGCGGACTCTTTTCATCTAATAGTATTACCCGTCCATTGTTTAATCCACTTATCTCCACAATATCCGTTGGATGGTTTGTAAGTGGGCCAGGGTTAAGTGGCGTTAAAGAAATCACAGATATAGTAGAAATGGGCGAGGGAGATCGAGCATTCATAGTAGATCTAACCGATGGATCACTTTGGGCAGATCTCAGCGTTAACATTCCTTACAGATTCTATTCACCAGATTATGCTCTTACACTCAATGGTACTAAATTAACAGTTAATTCAAATGAATGGAAGTTCAATCAAGCCGGTCATCTAACTGTACCCGGTGACATTCATGAGAAGGTAGGCAATGATTTAGAAATAGCCGTTCACAATAATCGAAACAATGATGGTACACCCGGTAGTGCAGTTTTATCATTAACAAATAATGATGCGGTTGACTCCCAGACCTATACAACTCTTGAAGTAGGTGCTTATGGTATTAAGTTAAACACTGACTACGAGGGTGTGTTTACTGGTGCTAGACGCACATGGGAATTTAAACGAAACGGTACATTAACATTTCCAGATTTAACAGAACAAACTACCGCTTGGACTGGTTCAGTATCTTTAATAAGTAGCGGACCTACAGCACCCGGTAGTGCTGTTGTGGCTGGAGAAAATGATGTAGATTTTAATTTTAGTGATGGCGTTAGCACAGCAGTTAGTGTAACTAGAAACAGTGAAATTGTTTCATCAAAGCCAGCAGGATTAACACTGGCGTCAAATTTTGATGTAAAAATTGTAACAGATTTTACAGATAACAATCGTACCTGGACATTTGAAGGCTCAACAGGAAATGTAGAGTTACCGAGAGGTAGTATTATTGGAGAAACAAGCAATACTACAATTATCACACCTCCTACAGCAACTCCAGACCAAAGTCTAGTTATTCGTCCAACTGCATCTCAGTGGACTATAGAGTCTAGTGGTTTTGTTGTTTATGGTAGTCCTATTACAATTACTTTAACCTTGCAAAGCTGGACATACTTTGGAACAGTTAACTATGAAATCACTGGTCCGGGTGTAACCGAGCAATCGCTGGGTCGTCCATTGACTGGTAAATTAATTTATGCAGGAGTTTATGGAGGCCCTGATGCACAGTCAGTTACTTGGACTATACCTGCTCAAAGCAATATAACAGAATTTACTTTTACAGTAACTGGAGTTGATGGTGTACCATCAACTGGCCCAGGTGAAACAGATCCGGCGTTGTATTATAACTTTGAATTCAATGCAATGCCTACTGGTTATGCTACTACAGTAACTAACAACGGCATATCTAACACAGAATTCAGTCATATACATTTAGTAGCCGGAGATCCTGTAACAGTTGACCTTTATCTAGGCGATGACGATCAATATGTTAAGATTGAAAAGAATGCTGGCGATGTAGTAATTGGCACTAACGCAAATACTAAAAATTGGAGATTTGGCACAGACGGTATATTAACATTTCCAGGCGGAGCCAATATAATAGATCTACCAGGAGCAACATTAGACGATAGTGCATTGATTTTAGGTGCAGGCACTACGATCAATGAAAATGTAAGAGCGGCTCGCATAGCAGTGAATGGTAGTGTAGAAGGTGTAGCCATTGGTGCTGGTGCTAATGATTGGACATTTACCAATGACGGCAAACTACATTTGCCCACAGGTGGAGACATTGTAGACAGTGGTGGCGTCAGCGTATTGGGCGGTGGTGGTGGCTTTAGCGGTAACTATAATGATCTTACAAACAAGCCAACTTTATTTGATGGAGCTTACAGTAGCCTAACAGGAACACCCACACTAGCTACAGTAGCAACCAGTGGCGCTTATGCTGACTTAACTGGTAAGCCAACACTAGCTACAGTAGCAACCAGCGGCAGTTATACTGATTTATCTAATACTCCTGCTCCTTACAGTTTACCAACTGCAACAGGATCAGTGCTAGGCGGTGTTAAGATTGGGCCGGGAATTTCTATCGACGGTAACGGAGTAATCAGTACCACTAACACCACTAACCAAAATACATCTACAACTAGCAACGTAACATTTAACAACGTTACAGCAACAGGACAGATTGTAGAAAGTTTCCAAACATACAGTACTTCTATAGGATCCGGAGAAACCGTTACACTTAATTGTGCTAACGGAAATCTATGGAACGTAACAAGTACTGTAGCAGGTAACTGGACTGCCGCAGTAACTAACTTTGCAATAACCTTAGGACAAGCATCTAGTGTAACATTAATCATTAATCAAGGTGCTACGGCGCATTTGCCAACTACATTGACAATTAACGGCACAGCTACAACTATTAACTGGCAAGGTGGCGCTGTTCCTGTAGGTAACAATAACAAAAAAGATATCATGTCCTTTAGTGTTTTACAAACAGGAGCAAGTGCATATCTAGTATTTGGTCAATTGGTAACGTTTGGATAACATATGGCCTTTGGTATAACATCTATTTTTAGTAAAGGTTTTACGGCAGGGCAACGTCCTTTAGTTATTTCCGGCGCTGGCCAGCTACCTAATTTGGAAGTTTGGTACTACGCTGATGTTAACACTAACTTAAATGGTATTACTTCGGGCAGTGATGTAACAGCATGGGCTAACGCTGGCGGACTAACGTCGCACGATTGGAACTCCACCGGAGGCCGTCGACCAACGTGGGTAAGCAACGTTCAAAACGGCAAAGGCGTTGTTAGATTTAATCCCGCTGGCAGTACAACACAATATCTGTCTATTAATCCAATAGCATATCTACAAGCATTACCTGCGGTTACCATGGTTTTGTTATTTAGAACATTATCAACTGCGGCTGGCAGAAGAATTGCAACATCTACAAATACTGGAGGATTCCAGTGGGGCCAAGATGGCTCGCAATGGGTCGGCCAGTTTTCCGGAGCTTCGTTTACAGTAGATAATCACACCGTAGACACTAGTTTCCATCATGTAGCAATCACTTTTAACGGGTCTCAAACCGGTAACACTAACAGACTTAAAGTACGTTTAGACGGCACAGACACTCCTATTACATATCTAACCAACGTTAATGCTACTACTAGCGCCTCGGCGTCAACATTTTATGGCGGGCTTGATCAAACTGGTAACAGCGGATATTGGCAGGGCGATATCGGCGAACTAATGATTTGGACTAGAGCATTAAACACCGGTGAGATAGTTGCTGTTGAAGAATACTTAACTAAAAAGTGGAATGTATAACCAATAAATATTGAATACAGTCCAAATCAAGGAAATAAAATGACTACTAAGCAGGTAAGATTAAGAAGAGGAACTACCCAACAGCACCAAAACTTTACAGGTGTTCAGGGAGAAATAACAGTTGATACAGATAAGAAAACAATTATAGTTCATGACGGTACTACTGTTGGCGGAACTCCTTTAGCCACTGAACAGTTTGTTCAAAATAGTTTTGTTGACATAACACAAGGTCCAGTGGGCCCGCAAGGCCCTGCAGGTGTAACTATTGCCAGTGCTACTGTTAGTTCACAAGGCAGGTTGTTAGTTACTTTAACAAATAATACAGTAGTTGATGCAGGAAACGTTTCGGGCATTGCTTCAGCAACAGTTAATGGCGCCGGGCAGTTAATTTTAACAAAACAAGATGGTACCACAATTAATGCAGGCTCACCAATTGGACCTCAGGGCGAACAAGGAGAAGTTGGCCCCCAAGGACCACCGGGCACTACTGACTATGAACAATTAGTAAACAAGCCCAATTTAGCACCGGTAGCAACTTCTGGTAGTTATAATGATTTGACTGACACGCCTAGTATTCCAAGCATTGCTGGTTTGGCAACAGAGTCTTATGTAAACAATGCAGTCAACAATTTAGTTGATGCCGCACCTTCGGCTTTAGATACATTAAAAGAATTAGCAACAGCACTGGGTAACGACAGTAATTTTTCTGCTAGTATTAGTACACAATTAGGAAATAAAGCCAACACCGCAGACTTGGCCGCAGTAGCAACTTCTGGTAGTTATACCGACTTAATAAACACACCTACACTTTCTTCTGTCGCAACAACTGGAAGTTATACTGACTTAGGGGATGTTCCAGTTGGCAGATCTGTAAGTTTAGTAAATACGGCCACGTATCAGTGTTCAGGCGAAGTCGAAGAATTGCTAGTTAATTATGCTGGGGACTGTGTAATTACATTGCCTGTGACCGCTGTAAACGGCATGAAGATTAAAATCAGGGATATCAGTGGTAACTTAGGAAAAATTAAAAAAATACAATCAGCACAATATGGAGTAAGTCGTCCTGGTTTAAGTATTAGAATTCAAGTAGCAGAAGGATCTAATCATAAAATTGCAGGTCGAGACTATGACGCAGATTACATAGGAGTACCTGCTCCGAATGCAGGCCGTGAATTTGTGTTCTTTAATAATAAATGGTATTTAGAAAATTTAAACAGTTTAGTAGAAGATTCGTGGTGGCCAACTAAGTTAGGTGGTGTTGAATTTATTGACACTAATCAACCAGGCAGTGACTTGGGAGGAGCCGGACTAATACCATTTAATAAAGGTCGTAGCGCATGGGACCTGGAGTTAGGTGCATATTCTTCTGATCATATCGATCGCAGTTATTTCATTCCAGGAGATACTTACGGTGCTCCAGAATCATGGTCGAGAATTTGGTTAAGCAATCGCGGAGCTATCATTGGCGGACAAATGTACAGCGGCGCTTCGTTGACATTGGCAGGCGGAACATTAAATCTAAAAAGTCCTTTAGATATAACAACTCCTAACGGAATTTCTGCATCCAACGTACATGTAGCACCTAGCAACTTATGGGAGTTCGGTAGGGTAACGATCGATTCTGGTCTAAGTTATAGTGATACAACTAGATTAGATTTTACTAATAGCCGCGGCGGCACAAGATGGATTGCCGTAGGCGGCAGTAGACAAGGTGGACAATATACATTCAGTCCAGATACCACTGGCATTTGGAAATCATTTGACGGTATGAACTTTACACCTGTACCAAATCCTTTTAATGAAACTGGATCAAGTGCAAATATAGTAACAGTGGCACATATCAGTACTGGTGGATCATGGGGTACACTATTAGCCGCAAGTAGTTCTAATAGGTATTTTAAAAGCACAAACGGTGGCGACACTTGGACAGAAGTTACTACTTCGGGTATCGGAGCTCCTACTCCTGGACAATACTACTTTCAAAGAAAACTATTTGGGGCAGGCACAAGATTTTATTTACTAGAAAGCAGAAACATTTATCAGTCCTTAGATGGTGGTTTGTCTTGGACTAATGTTGTACCAACTGAAGTCACATTAGATAATCAAATTGTATTAAATGACATGGCTTATAATCCAACATCTAATACAATTATTGTAGTGGGTGGCCGCTGGGATCCTAGTTCTTTTGGTTGGAAAGGTAGTTATGCTATACGTAGTGATCTAACAGCCACCGACGAAACACAATGGACAACAATCATTGACTCTAATGAAGGTGGTATTCTAAGTGTTGCATCTACTACGGATTACGATGGTGTAGATCGTTGGGGCATGGTAAGACAAAAATCTTGGAATGAAAATTTTCACGGATGGGGCGTAGCCGCACAATTGTGGAATGAAGGCAATAGATTTACCACTGCACAATTTAGTAAAAAACTTTCTACAGTAATACCAGAAGTAACCGACGGAAATAAAGAAATACCATGGTGGGAAAGTGCTCTTGGACGTCAAGGCGGCGGCGCTGGCTGGACTAATCACCCTACATTGAAATGGGAGGATCCTAACTTCTGGCAGCAAGAAGTAGTCAAATCCGTTATGTGCATGGACAGAGTTGGAGTGCCCTTGATGTTTGTTGCAACAATGGAATGGATGGGCGGCAGCAGTGGCGGTAGTGAAGGTGGCGGCGGAGAAAGCACTAGTGTAGTAGTCAGCCATATCTATACAGTACCTGACAAATCAGTAGTAAATCCTCATGAGGATTTAACAGAAAGTTTTGTAGCAGGTGCAATCAAAACCCTTGCAGTTCATCAGTCTGGCGTTAACATGTTTGTAATGGCTGACGGGGATTTTGCATTGTATGCGGCTGGACGATCAGTTTCAGCAGACGGAAGAAACTGGCAAACATGGTGGAGTTTGTCTGGATACTATGACGAATCTGATCCTGCATTTGAGGGAGAACAATACTTGGGCTTGCAACGTGCTCCGGTATATGATGTTATTGCGATAGATTCAACAGACGTAACTCAGATTAATGAAGCAATAGTGGGTAGTATTAGTGCAGAACCAAGTCAAGGTACTTTTAGAATTCAAGGCAAACAAGTTGGATCAGCAGTAATGATTGATACTAGAGATGCTACCGGTGTTTTAAGTTATAATTTAGCCTGCTACGACAACAAAGTATATGCTAAGAATCTAACCTTAGATGGCGGATTGACATCTATGTCCAACGTTATCAATTTAAATAATTTGACTTATGCTAATATTGGACTTGGACTAAAAGGACAGTATGGTATATATCATAACCCAACAGGAACAGCTATAACAGTACCAGCCGGGCAACTAGTAACTTTGGCTACATATAGTGAAAGTTTTACTACTGTTAAGTATTTGGTCAGTGCTTATTCATCGGATGGTGTACATAGTCAAACTTCTGAAATTTTAATCAGCGGTTTAACTTACAATATTAACAATCCAAATGGTACTGTGACTTCTATTACTAACGATGGCAGTGGTGCTTGGTTAGCATTTGGAATTGTTCGAAATCCTGATAATATAATGCAAATTCAAATAGTTTGCGCGGCTTCGTATTCATGTAAAGTTAGTATGTTGCCAATTATGATGATTTCGCCACAATACTCATAATATTTGACTTATCCTGCACAAGAGCATAAAATATATACATGAGCCTTGTGCAGGATTTTTTACGACAGCATTTACCTAGTCAGAAAGTAAACCCCAGCGGATGGGTTAGCTTTAACTGTCCTGTCTGCACGAGTAACGGGCAAGCAAGACCAGACACTAAACGTAGAGGCGGCGTTAGATTTCCTGACTCAGACAGCTTTCAATATAATTGCTTTAACTGTCATTTTACAACTGGATGGAGCCCGGGCAAAAATCTCAGCAGTAGAGTCAAGCAGTTGTTTAAAGGACTGGGAGTCAGTGAAGCAGACGTTCAACGACTGCAAATTGAACTGATGCGAGAAAATGAAACTAAGGCATTTTTAGAACAGTCATTTAAAAATGCCAATAGAGAAAAATTCAATCCCAATTGGAACACAGTTAAGTTACCCTATGGTAGTGTTCCTATAAACAGTGTCTCTAATGAATACACGCAGGCTGCTCAGCAATATTTGTCTAATAGGAAAATCTTAAATTATGCTGATTGGTATTGGGCAGACAGCGATGTGCATAATTTATACAATAGAATTGTCTTGCCCTTAACATATCAAAATAACATAGTAGGCTATCATGCACGTTGGATAGGCAAGCCGCCTACAAAAGAAACAGCTAAGGTTATCAAAGAGCAACCAAGAGATTATGTATACGGTATTGACCAACAAACAGACTTGCGTAAATATGTTCTCGTCATGGAAGGCGAATATGACGCAGTAGCAATCAGCGGAGTTAGTACTGGTAGCAATCGTATAAGTCGTAATCAAGCTGACATAATCGAAAGCCTTGGTAAAACAATCATAGCTGTACCTGACAGAGATAGAGCAGGTCGAGACTTTGCAGAAGATGCCATTGAATACGGATGGAGCATTAGTATCCCCGAATGGGACAGCGGAATTAAAGACGTTGCAGATGCAGTAGAACAATATGGTAGACTGTTTGTGTTAAAAACGATAATTGACAGCCAAGAGTCTAATCCTATAAAATCAAAAGTAATAGTGAGAACACATTGTGAGTGACACAAAAGAATATCTAGAAGACATACAAAAACTATTTTTGGAGTTCCTGATCAGCGACAAGGAACTATTAGCACGTACTAATGCGATTATTAATCCTGAGTATTTTCATAGGACATTAAGACCCGCTGCCGAGTTTTTAGTTAGCTATGCTAACGAATATACTGCGGTTCCCAGTCCCGAACAAGTCAAAGCAACCACAGGCGTTGATCTAGCAGTACATCCTACTTTAAACTCGGACCATCATCAGTGGTTTTTAGATGAGTTTGAACAATTTTGCAAGTACAAAGCCCTTGAGAAAGCTATTCTTAAATCAGCAGACTTGCTAGAGAAAAACGACTATGGTAAAGTAGAACGTCTAATCAAAGAAGCAGTAGAAGTAGGACTGGCTAAGAGCTTTGGTACAGATTACTTTGAAGATCCCGCAGCCAGACTGCAAGCACTAAAAAGTCGTAACGGCGGAACAACTACAGGTTGGAAATCAGTAGACGACAAACTATATGGTGGTTTTAATAGGGGTGAGTTAAACATCTTTGCTGGTGGATCTGGCGCAGGTAAATCCTTATTCTTGCAGAACTTGGCTTTAAACTGGAGCCAAGCAGGATTTAACGTAGTGTATCTAAGTTTAGAACTTAGTGAAGGATTATGTAGTTTACGTATGGACAGTATGTTAACTGGGACCAGTACTAAAGAAATCTATAGGAACTTAGACGATGTTGATTTGAAAGTTCGTATGGCAGGCAAAAAGTCTGGAAAATTACAAATTGTACAGTTGCCAAACGGCATTAACGTTAATGATTTAAAAGCATGGCTTAAAGAATATACCATTCAAAAGGGTGTTAAAGTAGACTGCATTGTCATTGATTACTTAGATTTGATGATGCCCGCAGGCCAAAAGATCAGCGTATCGGACTTGTTTATCAAAGACAAACTAGTATCAGAAGAATTGCGTAACTTTGCTATGCAGGGCAATTACTTTTTAGCCACAGCATCGCAGTTAAACAGGGCCGCAGTAGAAAGTGTAGAATTTGATCATAGCCATATTTCGGGCGGTTTAAGTAAGATTCAAACAGCGGATAACGTTATTGGTATCTTTAACAGCATTACTATGCGCGAACGCGGACGTATTCAAATACAGTTTATGAAAACACGTAGTAGTAGCGGTGTTGGCCAAAAAGTAGAATTAGCCATTGATATTAATACTTTGCGTATTTCCGATGTTGATGAAAATGACGTTGCTCCGCCCAGTAGTGCTGATGTGATGTTTAACAAACTAAAACGTCAAGCACAGCAAGAAACAGCAGGATCAACTAGTGGTCCGTTGGATGTAACAAAAGCACCATGGGCGGGTGACCGCCCTACTGGCACACCTGCTTGGGAAAAACCAGCTCAGCAACTGGGCCAACAAGCAGAATTGAATGCTATTAGACGAGAAAATAGTACCGTTTCCTCTGTTATAGACCGCAGTGAGCAATTAAGAAATCTGTTGAAAAAGTAAAAATTTAGCTAGAATTAATTTTAGAAAATAGCTAAATATTCGAATATCGCAGGATTTCCATGAAAAAGCAAACTAGATCTATTCTCGAAGAAATCAGTAGCATTATTCCTACCAGAGACGTTCATAGCGTGGTAGAAAGTAAAGCTACTCACGTAATTGCCAGCGTCACTAATCTAGTTACTCTCATTGAAAACTCGTATCCCGAAGCTGAGCGAACAGAGTTACTTAAACGTCTGTACAACAGCATCAAAACAGGGGACGAGCGTAAATTTCTGCGTGGTATAAAAGCCATTAAGGAAAGTAAAAAATGAAAATCAATGACTTAGGTATATTGTCCGAAGGTCCTTTAGATGCTCTAAAACAGTTTGGCCGAGCAATCGTTGACCCCACAGATAAGTCTGGTAAACAAGAATTTTACAAATATAAAACCAGTATGCAGACTCAGTTCCAACGCTGGGCCAATCAAACAGGCGCTGGTAAGCCAGATTTAAAAAACGAAGAATTGATTTGCCAATGGTTAACTGATCAGTATGGTCTAAGTCAAAAAGAACTAGCTGAAATAGGTTTAAACTGTGCCGCGGCAAAACCAGGTGCGGAAAAACCTGCAGGACCAAAAGGACAAGAAGAGCCAGGAAAAACTCCTCCCACCGAAGAACCCAAAGGACAAGCTGGGCCAGGCCCAACTCCAGGCGGCGAAACTCCAGCAGGCGAAGAACCTAAGCCAGGCGAAACTCCAGCAGGCGAAGAACCTAAAGCGGGAGAAACACCTAAGGCAGGCGAAGAACCTAAAGCAGAAGAAAAACCCGGACAGTTTGATTTTAAAGATCCTGCTAAGTTTAAAGCAGAATACGACAAGTACGTTGCGGCACAAAATGCAAAAAACAAGTCTAACGGCATGGGACCATTCCAACTTGGATCAGAACCACAATTACTATCTGTATTAAAACAAATGTGGATGCAAACAGGCGGAACAAAAGCAGAATCGACCACAAATAAAGGTCCAATTCTAAATGAATTTAAAAAGATATTGGCGGCAAAAAAATGAAAATAAATCAGATTACAATAAACGCTCATAGACCTTTATTTGAGTCTTATGGTCTAACAGATCAATACTTCGAAACTTGGCAAAGAGATATTCATCCTGTGCTATGTGAAGTAGCAATGGATCCTGCTCAAATTGAAAACTTATTCAAATCTGTAGAAAAAGGCGCCGGCCGTAGCGGAATAGGTAAAGGGATAGATGCAGTCAAAGGTGCCGCAAGTAAAATCAGTGATGTTTGGTTTAATAAATTAGGTGGCATGCTACAAAGCAGTGACATTGTACAAGGCTTTGATGCCAAGTGGGAACAAATTAAATCTAGTGTTGCCGAAAAACACCCTGACCTAGCTAAGTCTTTAGCCAAGTATAAACAGTTTGCAGATAACAACCCTAAAACACAAAAATTCTTATTAGCTATTGCGGCTTCGGTTGCGGCCGCGGCAGGTGTAGCACTTGCAGGCGGTATTGGTGCTAGTGCATTGGCAATTGGTTCTGGAACCGGTATTGCTGTTGGTATCATTAACATTGCCGATAGATTGCTAAAAGACGAAAAACTATCTACTGCCGTAGGCCGCGGAGCAACTGCCGGACTTGCAGCCGGTGTTACAGCAATGATTGGCGCAGCCGCGGCAAAAATACTGGGCGGGATGGTACAAGGTGTTGTCAAAGCAGTAGCAGGCGATGGCCGAGTAATGAAATATCAATTTATTAATACATTCGGGGAAAGTATTTCAGCAGTTGGTACTCCTGACGATATTAATATGTTTCAAAAATTAGTAAGAAAAATCGCAGATGCATCAAGTGATGGCGCGGCACAATCAGCTGCCGAAGCACTAGTAAGACTACAACAAAAAATGACTTCTCCTGAATATCTAGAAATGTTAGGTAAGGTAAGAGAAGCCAGAGCACTATTAGGTACAGCTAAAGAAGTAACAAAAGTTGTTAGTACTCTAGCAACTAGCATTGCAAGCGGTACTGCCGGCACAGCGGCGGCTGGAGCAGGCCAAAAGAAAGAATCAGTGTACCGAGTATCTTCTAGAAAATTAACAGAAGCTCAACTCAATGAATTATTTGGCATCACAGGTAATAAAGTTGATGCATCGACGTTAATGAAAGCATGGAAAAAAGCCGGTAGTCCAACTGACAGCGAAGCAGTAGGAAAACTATTAACAGATAATGGTGTTGACAGTGGAGTAGTTTCTAAAGCATTTACTGATATTGGCGCTGAAGTACCTGCCTCGGTTAGCGGAACTAAAGCAGAACCTCGAATCGACGATCCTACTGGATCACCCACTGGAGAAACACCAGCACCAGCCCCAAGTGGAGAAACACCAGCACCAGCCCCAAGTGGCGAAACACCAGCAGGAGAAACACCTGCTCCTAAACCAGGAGAAGAAACTATGCCGGGAGAAACGGACAAAGCACCCGCAGCCTCTAGCGGAACAATCTTCGATGACTATAAAAAATTATATGTAATGTGGAATGATTACAGAGATAATGACGGTAAAATTATTCCTCAATTCCGCGGAGTTCTAAGAGATATCTTATTAACAGCACTAAAAACAGTCGAAGGTAAACAAGTCTTTAACAATGCTGAAAGAATTTTAGCAGAAGCAATATTAAACGAATTAGGAAATAGACCTAATGACTCTACTGTCCCAGGAGTTGCAGGCGGCGTTCCTAATGCAGTTGGTAACTTAAAAGACAGACGTCGTCAACGTGCTGATACATTAGCGAAGAATCAAGCTAAAGATGCACCAGCACCTGGTCCAACACCTGGTCCAACACCTGGTCCAGCACCAACTCCAACACCTGGTCCAGCACCAACTCCGGCACCTGGTCCAACACCTGCTCCGGCACCTGCTCCGGCACCAACTCCAGCACCTGGTCCAACACCAGAACCAGAACAAAGTCCTATGCCTGGTCCTGCTAAAGGTAGCGGCGATTTATGGGATAAGATTGTACAGAGTTTTTATAGGTCTGGTAGAATTACAACTAATCCAAGAGATAACCTAGCACAAAAATTAGGTAACTGGGCTACTAAGGCTGGAGGCTATACAGTAGGTTATGATAGCAAACCTGGCACAGGAGACAACCTGGACGGTGACAAAGGTGATACTTACGGTGGCGGCGGCGATACAGGCGGAATCAAAAAAGGTGGCGGCTATAACATGGGCGGTCAGCAACAAGGTAATGGCGGGGGAGGCGGCGGCCCAGCCCCACGTCCAGGTCCAACACCTGCACCTGGTCCAACACCTCCAGGCCCAACACCTCCAGGCCCAACACCTCCAGGCCCAACACCCCCAGGTCCAACACCAGCACCTGCTCCGGCCCCAGGCGGCGAAACTCCAGCACCTGCTCCAGCTCCAAGTGGCGAAACTCCAGCACCAGCTCCTGGTAAAAAACATACAGGCGGTAAAGTTGCAGGACAGTTAAGTCAAACTCCAGGCGCAATTAAAAAACGTGCCGCAAGAGCAGCCGCAGGTGGCAAAGCACCAGCAGATGCAGGTGCAAATGCGTTCGGACAAATGGCCACAACATTGGGTGGTACAAATACTACAACATCTAGCACAGGTGGAACTACAACAACTACACCAACTGGAAAAGTTCATAAAGCCAGTCCTAACAACCCAAATAATACTCAAGCTAAAAAGGCAGAACCAGCAAAGCCCACAGATGATGAAATCGAAGCAGATCGTAATCGTTTAATGGGCAACTTTACAGATAGTTACGATAATCAAAAAAATCCTGTACTTGAAAGTTTTGCTAGATTAAATAAAGCCATTATAAAAAATATGGAATCTAAGAAATGAAAATAAGTGAAATTACATTAGCTGGCTCACGCAAACGCCCAAAACGTTTGCGTCAAGAGCGTGTTAAACAAAACGACTTAATGATCAAGGAAGCCGCTGAAGGTAAAAATACTCACCTAGAACATTTAGAAGATGAAATTATTAATAAAGGCTATGCAGGTATTCAACAAGTAACAGATACTTTGCAAGGCCTAAGCAACATGCTGGCCGGTAGCGCAGATAAGAAATATAAAATTTCCACTAAGTGGGATGGCGCCCCTGCTATCATTTGCGGTATAGATCCTACTGATGGCAAGTTCTTTGTAGGTACAAAAAGTGTATTTGCAAAAAATCCTAAGCTAGTAAAAAGCAAACGAGATGTCGCTACAATGTACGGTGAACAACCTGAATTGGCTGCAAAGTTATTAACATCACTGACATACCTTAGTAAGATTGGAATCGAAGGTGTATTGCAGGGAGACTTGTTATATGCTGGGCCCGAAGATTTAACACAAGCCACTATCGAAGGTCAAGAATATCTTACATTTAGACCAAACACAATTACATACGCTGTTCCAGCCGGTAGCGAACTAGCTAATAAAATATTATCTACTAAAATGGGCATTGTATTCCACACAGAATATGTTGGAGGTCCTACACTAGCAGAAATGACAGCGCAATTTGGTTACGATGCTAGTCCTTTTTCCCATAGTAGAAATGTATGGGTTAATGATGCACTAGTCAAAGACTTATCTGGCACAGCAACAATGACAGAGGAAGAAACTACCAATGTTAATACAGCGATTGCCAATGTACACAGTGCCGCAGAATCTATAAAACCAGAAACGTTTGAGTGGATTAATCATGATTTAAGCGGTGTTGATTTTAAAACAGATTTAAAAGCACACATTAACAGTATGATTAGAACTGCTGGTAATTTTGAAAGCGACCCAGGGCAGTTTGCAATCGGTTATATCAATCGCTATAGAACTAAAATGCAACAGGCTATCGAAGTTATGAAGTCGGAAAAAGGCCGTCAGGGTAAACAGCAGGCTCTAGAAGATGGTTTAAATTTTTTAAATAGTCATGTAAATGATCTCAAAGCATTTTATAATTTGTACATGAGAGCAATGACAGCCAAATTATTCTTAGTTAAAAAATTAGCCCAAGTTAAGAGTTTGGATAGTTTCTTAGAAACAGGCCCAGGTGAATATAAAGTCACACCCGAAGAAGGCAAAGTTATTATTGATCATATGGGCAACGCAGTTAAGCTAGTAGACCGTTTAGAGTTTAGTCGTGCTAACTTTACAATGCCTAAAAATTGGGGCGCCAAAGGTGGACAGTAATTTATTAGAAGAACTAGCCAGTAGGAATATAAGTTCTACTTACATGGAAAGTAAGTTTTATCTATATGCAGGCAACGTTCAAAATATTACATTTAGGGAGTTAGCAGACTTAGCATTTATGGGTATGCTATCTTTGTATGTTTTATACCAAGAATCTCATACCAGGCAGTTTGCATCTGACTATGCAGAAAATACCATTAAATGGGATATGACTGCTAAGTTCAAACCGCATAGAATTAATGCATCAGATCTATACATTACTATGCAAGCTATCATGGATTATGAAAAAAGCATGATAGCAGGCAAACTAAAATTTACACCCGAAGAAGAAACTATTAGAAACCGATTCAAACCTAGAATTTTAACTGCTGATTTGCGTAGACTTTTAGTAGAAATGAAAGATTTACAACTAAGTACACGCGACACTTGGTTACGCTATTTTTGGTTTAAACTAAATCAAGCATTATATGTAGAAGATACTACTATGATGAATTTACGTAGAAAAGTATCAAGCTGGCACTCTTTACCAAAAAGCGAAAAAATATATGTTATAGCCAGGTTAAACAACTGGTTTAACACTCATGGACGTAGATTTGATCTGCGCCCTGCACTCAATCAACTAGCTAGAGCTAGGGATATAGAATGATGCATTTCTTTGGTATAAAATACCAAATCTGCTAAATAAAAGTAACAACCTTGTAAGGTTATAAAATAATTTAGGAGTCATAATTATGGCAACAGTAACTCGTGTAAACGGCGCAGCCGGTAGTTTTCAGGCTTTCGGCCGTAGCATTCGCTTCTTGACAGTAGCTCAAAGCGATGCAACAGCTTTAGAATTAGAAGCTATCGTTAGTGCTATCACAGCTCAAGGCTTAACAGTAGAAGCTATCGGTGCTTTCACAGCCGGTGTAAGCGATACAGTTAACATCATCGTTAGCGGTAACGAAGCAGTAGCTACATCTGCTCTACAGACAGCAGCCGCTGCCGCTGTAGCTGGTACAACTGTAAGCGACATGGCATTCTAATCCTTAGGATTAATGACATAAACATACCCTGCTTCGGCAGGGTATTTTTTTGCTAAATATCTATAACTATAATTAGGTGGTAGATATGGCTACAGTAATAAAACCAAACGGTACAGCAAGAAGTACAGAAAACATTGGCGGAGACCCAGACTTTTTCACAGTCTATTCTCTAGTCGATATAACAGATACAGGTGTTAGTGACAGCAGAGTAACACCTGCCAAACCCTACAACCAGGCACAGAATCTAAACAGTTTAATTCAGTGTGTGAGCCTACGTGTTCAACCCAACCTTATCAGTGTTGATAAGTTAACGGGAGAAGCAATGGCTGATCATGAATTTGGCTCGGCATTCACTGGATCTCAAACAGTATGGGTTTTAAAATTTGCCACTGAACGTAGCGGATACACAGACGAAGCAAGACTAAAAATAGATGTTGACGGATTGCCTGTCATAACAGGATTAGATGAAACAGCCACTTTAAGTACAGCAGTTTTTAATAGCCTGAGCAATACTAATAGAAATATCTACTTTATACAGCACACAACACTATAAATAATAATTAATCTGACTCAAAAATGCAAGTTTCCCGAAGAAACGGAGAAAGAATAGAAAATATGAGTGACTTAGAAAAACAGAATCTAGAAGCGCATGTGGATTTGTGTGCAGAACGATATAAGAGATTAGAAGAAAAGTTCAACACTGTTGAGCTTCGTTTAAGCTCTTTAAAACAAGATGTTGCACTACTAGAATCCAACATGGATAATAAACATAAAGAACTAGTTTCCATGATTCAAGAATCTTCTAGTAGTCGATTTAAAGTGTTAGTTGCCACTACAGGTACCATAGTAGCATCGTTGCTAACAGTATTAGGTTATTTGATTTTAAATTTAAAACACTGATATGTTAATAGAAGATATTGTACAAGAACAAGAACTAATTGTCGAAGCCCGAATGGTTTGGGCCCGCAAAGGAAAGAAACTTGTTCGCAAAATTCGTTGTACATCGGGACGTAAAAAAGGTCGTACAGTATCCAAAGCCAGTGCATGTGGTAAAGCAATTGATTTAAAAAAGCGTTTTTTGATGCGTAAACTGTTACGTACCAAAGGCTCACAAATGAGACGCAAAGCATTAAGAACGAAACGTACTAGTGCTTTAAGCAGACGTTTACGTAGCATGAACAAGAGAAAAAAATGAGAGCAATAACTTTAGAAAACAATACCGCAGTATTGGTAAACAATGAAGAACATAAGTTATACGAGCGCATTGCTGTTGCTCCGGTGGCTCTTAAAGAATTAGACAGCAGGGACAAAGAAGTCAGTAAGCAGTTATTCATGAAGGGTCTGCTGAAAAAAGTTAAAAACGAAAATACAATTTATTTTAAGGCAGTCAAATGAAAGCAAAAAACCTACTAGGCGAAAAAATGATTGACAATCATAAAGCAGCCATTCCTGGTATGTCGAAGTTAAAAACAGATCAGTACTACGGTACATACCAATGGAGTAAGGATGTTGCCGGTCATGACGGAAAAAAACAAACAGCACCTAAAATTGATAATGATGAATTTAATGATACCGCTGTAGTAGGTGGATTAAGCAACACAGAACATACCATGGCTAAAAAAGCAGCCAACGGAAAAGTAACAACAGTAACAGGACCTGGAAGTAAAGAAAATAAAGACATACAAACTAAAAGTCCACTGACCAAAGTCAAAGAAAATAACATGAGCGAAGCACGTATGAGTGCCGCAGTTAAACTACAACGTGCATGGGAAAGAGAAAAAGCCAAAAGCGATGCTAGCCGTAAGCGAGGCGAAGAGATAATGGCCCAGGCTAAGAAGGATGCTGAAAAGAAATCTAAAGAGCAAAGTGCGGCGGAAGGCTTGAATGAAATGGACAAAACACAAACTCCACCAGGACGAGATGGTGATATCGATTGGACTAAGAAACAAATACACTTAGGCCCAGAGCGTATGATGAAAGCCAAAGATGTTGCCAAACATGCTCTAAAGGCCTTAGACAAGACAATGAAAAAAAGTACACCCAAGAAAAAAGGTGTGGCGGAAGGCGCAATGCCAGCCAGCGTGATAAAACAAAAAGAAAGTATTCGTTTAGCCAGTGACGAAGAAAACAAAAAACGTTTCAAAGGCAAAACTAAAGCTGAACTAGCACAAATGGCCCGCAGGCACGGTTACAAAGATAAAAACCCATACGCTAAATTTCACGATGGCATAACAGAATCTATTCAAGGTGTGGCGGAAGGCTTTAACGAATCATTCTCATCCGACGAACTGTCGATACTGAATCAATACCTAGACGATGAAATCAGTTGGCACGAACTAAAACGAGGTTATAGAGATTTAGTAGTCAAAGCCATTAAACGTTTTGATGTTGTGTCAATGTCCGGCGTCCCGATGGAATTTCAGTTCCATGATCGTTTAGTACAGGCCCGTGATGAAGGTGAACTCAGTAAGCAAGGTGTAACGGAATTTGCTCCTGCGGGTGGCGGCACGCCTCCACGTGGTCCTAAAACTCCTGGTAAAGATCCATGGGGCGGTAATGACGGCCCGGGCGATGATCCTTACAGCAGACCTGAGCCAGAATATTATAGTCGTAGTATAGACTTCTTTGGAAAGTTTGAAGCAGACCACTTTGACAAAGAAGACTTTAATGAAAAGACTGGTGTGTTCAAAGGCTATTGGGAAAATAATGACGGCAGTTTAGTGCAGATTGCTTATTTCAAATTTGATGATCCTCGACAGGCTGCTAGAGAATTTGACGACTCTCCTGGCATGGGTTGGTATTACGAGCCCGTTGATGAAAGCGTTAAAGAAGATCCAGACCGC